CTCCACCCCCGTCGGCACCCCCCTCGCTGGCAATCGCCCGTGTCCACCCCTCGTCACCTCACCGGGGCGTAGAGGACCACCCCCCACCCCCCATGCCCCGAGGGGGAAGTACCGCCCCCACGGGCCGGCCTCCAGCCGCGCGCATTGTGCGGGAGCCACATGCTGGGTGGGGACGAGGCTGGTATTTGCAGCATGGGCAGGGGGGTCATGGAGCGGTACAGGTACTGCACACTGCATGGATGCTGCTCTACTGCATGACTGTCACTGCACACTGCACTGCCATGCACTACCGATAGGGACAGTGGCACTGCTCCCCTATGGGTACTAGGGGTACCTACTGCTAGGTAGACACTGCACCCGCCGCACTACTGCACCCGCCATGCACTGCGCTGCACTGTCAGTCAGTGTCAGGCTTGGGTTCTAGGGCACGCTCCCTAGCTTCACGCAGTGCCTTCAGGTACTCAGCCTTGTCCCCAGTAGCCACAATGGTGGGGCCTGCATCCATCAGTCCGTCCCCGTCCGTCGTTGGCTTGTCCACCCCCATCAGTGCATTCTCGTCACGCATGATGGACATTGCAGTGTGGATGCTCGCTAGGTCCCGTTGTGCAACGCTTGGCCAGACCATCATGAGCATGTGTTCCAACCGGGCGAACTGCATACGCCTTAGATCCTCAACACTGTCATGGGCAGTATCCCGCAAGGCTGTCTGCACAAGCTGGTGGGCATAGCTCACACTGATCCCGATTGACCCGGCGATCTGCTTGTAGGTAGCTCCCGATAGGCGCAGGGTCACTGCCATGCGCTGCTTCTCAGCCGGGGCTAGTGGTACATCGTTGGCCAGCTTGTCCTGAATGTCTGACAGGATCACGCTCCCCACGTCCCCGGACCCTTCGGCACCATCGTCTAGGTGGCCTTCTGACGGGTCGGAGAGCTCGATGGGTACACCGTCAGGGTCGATGGCGAGATCGGGCTTTACGGGGCGTCCTGCGGGGTCTGGTGCCATGCTGCCGTTCAGTCTGCCACTACTAGGGGCCGATTCCGGTACTCTGGGGGTACTGCGTCAGTAGGCTAGGTGGATTGAGAGCGTGCCTACTGAACGTCATTCAGGGTAGTCAAACGGCTCCGTTGTGTACCGTTCTGGAAGCAGTGAGGGTGACCCTGCAATGGCCGAACGGTTGGCAGTGACCCACCGATGGAATGCCTCCCACGCTTCGATACCGACGGTCTGCACAAGCTCATCGCGCCACCGCAGGTAGAACGGGCCAGTGGCCTTGCTGTAGGCACTCGGGTCCTCAACGCACCACCACTCCTGATCGGGGTTCCAGTAGTGGGAATCCACTGGAGCAATCGTCAGGATGGTCACGTCAAGCTCGTCGTCGTAGTCCTCAAGCCACCGCACCGGGTAGAGGTTGCAGATGTCAGGCTTGGCAGGAATCGGGTCCTCACCATTGAGCAGTGCGGTGGAATGCAGCGAGCAACCGGGGTACTCGTGGTCACCGTTGTTGGCGAAGATGCACGCCCCACCCTTCACCCTTGTCTTGTACTCAAGGTTCCCGTCGTCGTCCTTGCCAGAGATGGCGAACACCGTGGACTTGTCGATCTCACCCTTGGGCTTCTTCTGCCACATAGAGTCAGGCAGGCGCTTGACATGCTCAAACACCCTGTCGATCTCTTGATCGGAACTGAACCACGCACCCCGAGTGCAGCACCCAACATCAGGATGCCCATGAGAACCCTTGCACCCGTTCCCGTAGACGCAAGTGAACGTGGAGAGCATGAACGTCACGTCCCAGCGGTAGATCGTGACGCCATCCGGGGTGGCGATCTCAATGTCCACCATCTCAACTGCGCTCTTGCGCTGACGCCAGCGGTAGTTGTCGCCTTCGTGCTTCTGACGGATAGAGACTGGGACTTCTTGTGCGGTCACTGAAGGACACTCCTCGCGTGTTGTGGCAGGCCGAGTGGCCACCGCCATTGTGGTACGACGACGCCGAGATGGTAGCCCTGATGGTTGGCGTCAGGTGGAGATACTTCTACATCATCAGGTCGCTGCTCCACGTGCCGAACCGTGCAGATGACCCGGCAGAGAGGTTCTCCGTTTACCGCAGTGACGTGGACGACCTAGCCAGCATCGTTGGGGTGGCCCACTCACACTGCCAAGAAGTGCCAGAACCATCTCGTGCTGATTTGCGTGGAATCCCGCCGAAGTGGCTGGGCATGGTCGTCGCTGGAGAGGATCAGCGATGGTACGTCCGTGGCAAGGAGCTTGGCGTGCGCCTGTCCATAGAAACGACAAGGCCACCTAGCTGGTGAGTGATGCTCGCCCAACTAGGTGGCCTGTCATGAGTGAGGTCAGCTCACTTCTTGGCCCGCGAGCGGGGAGCCTTCCGGCCTCCGCCCTTCTTGGTGCCGCCCTTCTTGGTGCCGCCGCCCTTGGTGCCGCCACCCTTCTTGGTGCCGCCACCCTTCCGGCCTCCACCCTTCTTGGTGCCGCCGCCCTTTCGGCCGCCGCCCTTCTTGGTGCCTCCGCCCTTACGGCCTCCACCCTTCTTGGTGGTGCCTCCGCCAGAAGCACGAGTCGGCATCTCGCCTTCAGCGATCAGCTCGTCATCAACGATGATCTCGTCCATGTTGTCACCTCCTCTCAAATGAGTTGAGTAACTAAACCCTGACACACTTGTGTGTCTAGCTCAAAGAGCATCGAACGCATTTACCAGCGACCAGATGCTCTGCTCAGTGACGCCGTGCGTTCCGGCTGCCACCGCTGGGTTGAACTCCATAATGTCGCCGCCAACAAGCCGGCTGGAGCAAGCGAGCGCAGACACCACGTCGATCACCGGCTGTAGCTCCAACCCACCCGGCACTGGCCACGACGTTGCAGGCGTAGAGGCGGTGTCGAATGCGTCAATGTCAATGGAGACATAGAGCGGCATGTCTGCAAGGTCAGACAGAGCTTCGCCAACCGTTCTGCTGATCCGAACCTTGTCGTTCTCGTACTGGGTCGCTGCGCTTCTGACGCCAACAACCCTGACCACTGCGGCTCCCTTGCTGGCAAGCAGGCGCCACATTGAGGCGTTGGTGTAGAGCGAATCACCATCGAAGTCACCCAGCGGCTCTGCATCCAGATGGGCGTCGAAGCAGAGAACGCCAACCTTCTGGCCAGCACGTCTGTGGGCAGCAAGAACTGCCGAGTAGCTGCCGCTATGGCACCCGCCGATCACCACAACCCGCTCCTTGCGGCTGACCTTCGACAAGCGATCAGCGAAAGCCGTCATGGCTTCCTCGGACGACGCCGTTGACGGGTAGGTGAAGCGCAGCCCCCACTCAATACCGCCAGCCCACTGGTCAAGCTGGGCAGGGCCACGGCTCGCACCGCTGAAACGCTGGTCAGCTTCGTACTCGTATGCGACCAGCACTACAGCGTCGTCTTTCGCTCTCGGCCCTTGGCACGCTCGGACAACTTCGACACCCGTGACTCAAGGAACCGCAGTTCATCCACGGGCAGCTTCATCTCTTCGATCATCTCAAAGCCGTTGGAGTTGCCGTACACGATCAGGTTGTGTGGCTTGTTGAGTGCTTCGTAGGTGCGAAGCATCTGAGCCTTCCACCGATCAACGTCGTCACTCGTCTTGCGATCACCACCACGGGTTGACCCAGTGATGTTCTGAACCTGAACGGAGGCCCACGGCACGTTCTTCGGGGTGATGGCCTGACAGAGCTGGTAGAAGAGCTTGTCGTCAAGGATCTCGCAGTCAGGCATGACCCGAATGCCGATCTCTTGGAAGTAGCGCCCGATGTACCGGGAGCGGTACAGGTTCCAGAGCGACAGCACCCGGCTCATATCTCCCTGCGTGTAGTTCGGGCAGATGGCCATTTTTACGCCGCTGTTGAGCGCACGGCTCATGTACTTCGCAGTGTCCCACCACCAGTTCTCAAAGTATTCGTCCCATGCGTAGAACGAGAGGATCATCTTCGACACGTCACGCATACCTGAGGTGGAATCCACGCCGAAGTTGTAGAGCCACCAGATCGTGTCGTCGTCAATGTCTCTAGTTGCTGATCCAGCCCACGTCTGCAAGTTGTCTGGAATGTACTCAACCATCATGTCCTGACGAAGAGCAGGCATCTGCCAGTCAGTGACTAGAGGAATGTCAATGTCGTCCGAGAGCTGAAACGGACCCTTGAGTTCATCAGAAGCGTCAAGGAACGGCCTACCAGTGTCCTCTTCTTCGCCGCCTTCGTACTCGTCAAGGTCAGGGAGCGACATAAGCGGGTCATCAACGCTGCTCAAGGCGTCGAGGTTCGACTCAAAGACAGACATTGACGCTTCCTCAGTAGCTGTCTCCAGCACCGCCAGCAGGGCGTCACGCTCTTGCTGATCGTACCCAGTGCCAGCAGTGTCGGGAACGGACGCCAGAAGCTCCGCAAGGAGCTGCGAGTCGTACCCAGCGGAATCACTCAGCTTGTTATCAGCAAGGACGATCCGCTTGGCTTCCTCGTCGTCCACGTCAAGGTAGACCGCTTTGATGGTGGGCCACTTGAGCTTCTTGGCAGCCATGAAGGTGTGGTTGCCACCGAGGACATAGCTCGTTGACTTCTGCACGATGATGGGGCGGAACTGGCCGTGGTACTCAAGCGACTCAGCGATGGCATCCACGTCACCCTTGCGAGGGTTGCCGGGATAAGTCTTGAGCTTGGACACCGGCACGTCCTCAACCATCTTGTCCAAGATTTCAGCCTTCTTGGCCATCTTCTCTCCTGTAGTCGTCAAACGGGAAGTTCTCAAGCCTGAGCTGACGGCGGATGCGGCGTCGTTCCTTCACGGTGAGCCCACCAGCGATTCCAGATGGGAGAGCAGTCACGATAGACCAGAACCTGCACTGGCCGATGACTTGGCACTCGGAGCATAGTGCCTTGGCTTCGACAACTCTCGGATCACGGTCGCACGGCTTCTTGTCAGTGCAGTTGCTCTTGCATTCATGCGAGAAGAAGAGGTCAGTCAGACCTTCGCACTCTGCGTGGCGCATCCACCTCCGGTCCACCGCAGACAACGGCAGCTCCGTAAAGTGCAATCGCTGCTGAGTCGATGATGTCCTCGTCACCATTGGCGGCGGCGTAGAGATCCGGCCATCGAAGTCGAAGATACTCAGCCACGTCGGGCTTAGTTGCTGATCCTTTGCCAACGACACGACTCTTCCACTTGCTGGGATGGACAAGGACTATCTCATGCCCTTGAGCTGAAACAACGGCCTGCACCACTCCATTGACATATGCCTGACTGAGCGAAGAGTAAACGCCACCACGTCCGACCACTGGCATTTCGATGAAGAACACCGGCTCCCTTGCAAGGTCGGCAGCGTAGCCAACAAGCTCCCTTGCGACAGTCATAGCCACCGCTGCGTTGTTTGGAGTGTATGGGTCGGCCTTCTTGAGCGGGAGCCGTGCTGATCCGCACCACAACGAACCGCTAGTGAGCACGGTCCATGCAAGTTTCTTCGATGATGGGTCGATGCCGACGACACACTCGTGGCCAAGCTGCTGAATGTCTTGCATTGGTACGCCCCCCGGGACTCGAACCCGGAACCTACTGAGTAAGAGTCAGTTGCTCTAACCAGTTGAGCTAGAGGCGCGAGGTTACCTTAGGCCGGTGCCGCTGCGGGGCCAATGTCCTCGACCATGATGAGCGGCGGGTTGGTCGTCACCAGCGAGTTGTTGCTGGATGCAGACACCTTGGCCTGAGCCCTTCTGCTGATCGAAGCCCCGGCAGAGGTGTAGTCCAGAAGCTCAACGAGCGTGAACTCCGTGTACGACAAGGTGAGCGCAGCAGTCTGCGTGCTCTCGGCCTTCTGGACGGCCCCAGCGTCAACGATCCTGAGGAAGACGTTGCAGTCAGAGGTGCCGGATGCAGGAGCGAGGATGTTCGCCTGCACCTTGACCCGGTACCTCCGGTTCTGCACTGCCGTCCATGAAACGGACATGCCACTGAGATCGACATAGGTTGTGCCGATGTTGGTGGTTGCGCTGCCGGTTGCAGAGGCGACACGCCCCCACGGCAGGTTCCACGGTGGCCTCCAAGTCGTGGTGGAAGTCGTGTACTGGAGGAAGGCGTCAAGCGCCTTGTCATACACGAACATTCCCTCGTTGGGCGACGACGGGTAATCAGCAGATGAGTCGCAGACGATGACAGTCTGCTTCATCAGGTAGGAGTTCACCTCAGATGCCGTCAGGACAGAGCCTGCGGTGAAAGTCTTGAACTGGTTAGCCACGGTATCTCCTTAGCAGTGGTTAGAACAATGCCAGCCGCTCGTAGGCATAGTAGTCATCCCATGCCTCAAGCTTCTCGGGGGTGACCTGCAAGCTCGCCCAAGCGACCGACTGGTCAACGAACCAAGCCCACATCTTTAGAAGAGTGGCTATCTCGTCTACTCCAGAAATCTGGTCAGCGAACACGAACGCGTAGCCCGGAGTGATGGGCATTACGAAAGTCCACCCTGCCTCTACTGCGCCCCAATAAGTATTCCAGCTAGTCCAACCATACACAGAGTCGTGAAACAAGTACCCATTCAGCAGGTAGCCACGAGCCGTCGCTTCACCAAACCTTCCGAGCATTCCGTGGTACCACGAAAGCAGAACTTCACGCTCCACTTCAGTGAAGTAGCTCAGTGGCCCAAGCTCAGGATCATCCAAGGTGAAGTCGCCACCCCGGTCAGGTACCTGCGCTGTAGAGATCGACATTGACCACTGACCAGACTTGATTGAGGTCTTGATCCCACGGATCAAGTTGCTTACCTCAACCGTTCTTCCGTCAGGCGTAGAGAACAGCACCTTGACGTGCCTGAGCAGCTCTAGGTTCAACACCTTGTTCCAAAGGTCAGAACTCCATTCGGGCTGCGGGTAGACGTTGAATCCTTCGACGCGAAACTCAAGGTCTGCGTACTGGCTGATGATGTAGTCGATTGACTCTTGCACCAGAGTGTCGCTGGACACCTGCAAGTCGTTTCTCTGGTACGCACGCTGGCCATACAGGCCAATCGACTCTTCGTTGAAGGCAGCGAGCTGGATGCCCTCTTCACGAGCCAGCTTCAGCGTGTTGATGACCTGCTCCGCATCACCACTTGCCTGAATGTCAGCGATGGGGATGTCTCCAGCGGTCGGGCCGAACGAGAACGAGGCGTTGCGCTCAAACGACTGCTTGGTCTGGAACACAACGTCGCCGGAAGCATTCACCCAGAGATACCCGTTGACCGAATCAGCAGTCAGAAGCATCTCTGTCCACGCTGGCTGGGCCAAAGTCGTCGGGAGGAACGAGGACGTATCGACTGCAATAGACCGCTGCTCTGCTGGCCATTTCACGTTGTCCAGAATCCGAGTGATGCGTGCTGATGCACTTTCGCCGCTACCTTGGGCCGGAGCTTCCAGCGGGTCAGTCTGCGACAGAGTGCCTGCTGCATCGACGCATGAAACCACGGCTACTGAGTCATTGCCATTGTTGGAGTACTGCACGTTCCACGATTCGACGTACCCAGTGAAGAGGTCGTGCCATACGTCGTCGTACTCAATCCTGACTGACACCGGCATACTCGGACGGAGAAGCGTTACGTTGCTGACCACAAACGGCCCGGAGAGGTTGAGCGGGTCGTAGCGCCCAGTCCGGTTCTCCAGCGTGAACGTGCAAGTTCCTGCCTCGTAGCGATAGTACGGACCCTGATTACGAGTACTGCCACGGCTGACGTTGATGCCAGAGCTGTCACGAATGTCTGGGGTGATGTTGGTCCATACGAAGCCAAGCGAGTCGCTCAATGTGTAGATGCCGTCAAGCACTCCACGCTGGACATCATCTAGCACGAAGCTGTTGGCTCCAAGGCTGGTTCCGATTCGTACCTCAAACGCTGGCCACGCAGAGTTGAACTCAAAGCCGTAGGTGGAATCACCACCGTAGGCGTCACCGTACCGGCTCATGTCAGACGTACCTGACTGCGACCAAGGTTGGAGTAGCGATCGACCCAGTGACCGAAGTGATGGTTGGCAATGCTCCGGTAACGCCAGACAAGTACAGCCCGGTAGCGGCAGAGATTCCTGTCGTAGCCGTGTTCCCGATTGCCAGTGGCCAGTTCGATGACGTGGAGTATCGAACCGTTGGCTCGGTTGCAGGTGCGCCCTGAGTTGCTGCTGCAAGCCAGTACAGCCCACGAGTCAGGCTGAGCGTGGTGATTGACAGCTCAGGCACTGCGATAGAGGTGCCAGATACCGTGCCCCAATCAGCAATGGGCGCCCCACTTGGCATTCCGTAGGAGCTGCCGTAGATGCCAAGCCTGATGACAGAGCCAGCAGAGCCAGCAGTGGTGATGATCTGGACTGCTGCTCTGTCAATCGACGCACTGGACTGCGCTACAACAAGCGGGGTGAGGGTCATCCTTGCAGCAGTAGCAGTAACGCTCCCATTCGCCCCGCCAGCCGAGGAAACCCACCAGCCAGAGACATAGGGAGACAGGTTGTCCAGCAGGTTTCCGGGCGACTGACCAAGCTCGTCGTACAGCGACTTGACGTGATCGCCCTCAATCACGTCGCCAGTGTCGAAGATTGAGGTCCGGTTCGTGTAGTTGCTTGAGTAGGTCATGCTGCTCGCCAGCCCTTCCCGTTCACTCGCTCGTAGGTGGTGATGTAGTCCACCACGGTCCTGCCGATCTCAACCCCGTCCCCCACGCCAGTGTTGACGTTGATGACGTAGGTAGCAGAGCCAGCGCCAGCCCACCCCGGCGTAGAGCCAGCGGCAACTGCCTGCCCAGCACTGGCCATGAGGCTGCCGGTGATCGAAGGCGTCAGGCTAGCTGAAGCAGTGCCGACCAGCCCGTCAACCTTGGAGAAACCGTCCTGAAGGCCAAGGAATAGGCCATCTCCAATCTGGGTGCCAATCTTCATCATCACCTTGGAGGGCGAGTCGATGCCCATGAGGCGGCGGATGATTGAAGGGATCTTGTTGATCTGCTCCTGAACGAAGCTTGAAACACCACTCCAAGCGGCGGAAATGCCGTTCTTGAGCCCGTCTACAAGATTGCGACCAGCTCCATACAGAACGCTGGACAAGCTGCCGACGGCCTTTGAGAGCTTGTCTGGTATGTCTGCCACCCAGCTCCTGACGCTCTCCCAAGCAGATGTAATGCCATTCTTCAGGCCAGTCATGAGGTCGCTACCCTTGTCCAGCAGCGTTGAGATAAGGCTTCCGATGAAGCGCAGCACGTTGCCGGGGATGCCAGAGATGAAGCTCCAGACACGGGGAGCCGCATTGAGCAATCCGCTGACCAATCCAGTCACGAGGTCAATGCCCTTATTCAGCAAAGTCGAGCCAAGGTTGCCGATGAAGGCGAGGACGTTACCGGGGAAAGACTTGAGCCAGTTCCAAATATTCGGCACCCACTCAACGATTCCGTCGCGCAGACCAGTGATGAGCTGGATGCCCTTTTCGCGCAGCGTTCGGTTTACAGAGCCGATGTGGTCGATCACCTTGCCCGGAAGATCAGAGAACCAGCTCCAAACCTTTGGCGCAAGCTCCTCTATCCCATCCCACAAGCCAGTGAGAATGTCCTTGCCCTTCTCCAGCAGCCACGAAGCAGCGTCGCCAATCAGGCCAAGGATCGTGCCGGGAAGGCTGAGGAAGAAGTCCCTGATCCCGCCGATTGCTCCAAGCATCCCACTGAGCATTCCCGTGACTAGCCCAGCGCCCTTCTCCAGCAGCCAGCCTGCTACATCACCAAGCCAGCCAAGGAGCCAGCCGCCAATGGAACCGAAGGCGCGGATAACGATTGTCAGCACGCTCTGGAAGATGCGGAACAACGAAGGAATGAGGTTCTTGAACCCGTCGATGATTCCTCCGACGATGTTGCCAAAGCCTGACTTGATGCGGTCCCAGTCAAGAGTCAGCAGCCCAAGCACCACGTCAATCACGCCGCCGATCACTCGGACGAACGCCTGAAACTGGTTCTTCACCAAGTCAACAAGCGTGCGAACAATCTCCATCACCTTGTCGCCAGCGTTCTCCCAAATCCACTGGAACATCTTGATGCCAGCGATGATCGGCAGCCACAACGGAGCTGTGAGAACAAGAAGAATGGGCTTGAGGACGTTCACCACGTTGGTTGTGGCTTCTTTGATGGCGTCCCATCGCTCCGTCCAGAAGTTGCCAAAGTCCTCAAGAGGACCCTTGACCGCTTCGATGGCGCTCTTGATCCCGTCAAACGCCGTCTGCATTGCTGGCCATGCAGTGTCCTTGACCCAACTCACGGCAGTCTGCCCAGCGGCGTAGAGGGCGTCCCAGAAGTCGCGCGCTCCAATAGCCACTTCTTGGATGAACTGGAGAAAGCCTGACTGGGTGATTGAGTTGGAGCCACTAACGAACGTGTCGATGAACGTCTTGAACCCCGTGACTACCGCAGGGATCACCGTGTCCTTGAGGAAGGCAAACGCAGTGTTGACCCCATCTCTGAACCACTCAACCTTCTGGTAGGCAAGGACCAACCCGCCGATGATGAGAGCCACGATCAGCAGAATCGGGTTCGCAGTCATGATCCCAGCGAGCGCCTTGCCAATGTTGGAGATGACCCCGACGAGCTTCCCGATGCCAGCGATGGCACCTGTCATGGCGAGATACCCAGCCAGTGCCGCAGCAATCGGGATGACGTACTCCATGATTGCGCCAACGCCACCGAACCCGTTGATGAACTCTATGACCTTGCCGCCAGCGTCAAGGAGAAACTGGATCACCGTGGCGAAGCCAGAGGCAAAGGCCTCAACGAACGACTTGACCTTCTCTGAGCCAAGAAACGCAGCGAAGGCCACGCCAGCCTTGGTGAGAATGTCGAACAGAGGCTTGAAGCCACCGCCGATGGTCTGAATGGCAGCGTCCTTGATGTTGGACATAGCTCCTGTGAAGCTTTGCGACTGCTTCTCCATAAGCCCGCCGTAACGCTTGTCCATCCCCTCAAGGAGCGCAGCGATGGCAGTGTCAGCGTCGATAGCCCCCTTTCTGGACATCTCCATAGCTTCGGGGATGCTCACGCCAATCTTCTCGGCAAGCATCTCCCAGCCGGGGATACCACGTTCTGCGAGCTGGTTCATTTCCTCTGCCTGAACCTTGCCCTTCATCTTGATCTGGCCCATTGCTCGGATCACGCCGTCCAGCACGTCCTTGGAGCCACCCATAGCGGCAGAAGCATCTCCAACCTTCTGAAGGGCTGGCAGAATGTCCTCTGCGCTGAACCCAAGCGCCGTCATGCGCTGCGACGCAGATACCAAGTCAGTGAACTCAAACGGCGTTGCGATGGCGAACTGCTTGAGGTCGCCAAGGAACGCTTGGGCCTTCTCTCCCGACCCCATCATGCTGGTGAACGCCATTTCTGCGTTCTGAAGCTGGGAGTTGAACCCGAAGATTGCTTCCTTGGCGAAGCTCGCAGCGCCAAAGCCTGCGAAAGCTGTAGCTGCGAGGCCACCAATCTTGCCGAGAGGCCCGAGCATCCCGACGACGCCACCGCCGCCAGAAGAGCCAGTGGCAGTCTTGGCGGTAGTAACGAACCTGCCAAGCTCGTCACGGGCACGCTCCGTACCCTTGATGAAGTCGGACGGATCAGCACGAAGCTTGGCAACGAGGTCTGCGATTATCACGTCAGCCCCTCTTCGCCTTCTTCATTTCCTGCTCCTGCTCCCAAGCGGTCAGCTTGTCGTGCGCCATCCACTCAACAAGCTCCATCGCAGAGAGCGGGCGGTGCGCTGGTGACCCCTTCAGTAGTTCCTCAACAGTCCTGCCAAGTCGTTCGGCTAGTTGGTAGAGGTATCGTCGGTCGGGTCGGTGGAGAAGCCTTTTCCCGCATCATCCACGGCGGCTTCAGTCAGCCCGGACATCTCCATTGCCTTGGTGGCGATCCGCTCCATGATCGCACCGTTCTTCTGGCCAAGGGCATGGCCGTCCTCTTGAGTGAAGAGCTGAAGGCCAGTCTCCGGGTCGTAGACCGAAGCGATGACGATGGCGGCGTAGAGGACGGAGAAGTTCAGATCACCACTTGAGGAGTCATAGGCAAGGCCCATGAAGTTGGTGCGCTCCTCCGCAGTCATGGTGCGGATTTCGATGACTGCATCACCCCACTCAGGGATGGTCATGGTTTCAGCAGTCAGGTCATCTGCTGCGAGGATCTGGTCACGAAGATTGGACACTATGTCTCCCTTGTCAGGTTGGATTAGAAGGTGCCACGGGTCGGCGTGTCGCTCACCTGAAACTCCGCAGAGAAGGTCACCACGTCGCCAACCGGGGCACTCACCTCATACGAAGTCATGATGACCTCAAAGGTGTACTTGATGTTGCCAGCGGTACTCCCAGCAGGGCCGACCGCCATCGTCCGGGTCCCGTTGTACCCGAGGATGCCAGACGAGCCAGCAAGGTAGCCGTCCAGAGTGGCGTCCCACTTGCCGCTGATCGACACCGTGGTGTCTCGCAGACCGCCAATGTAGGTCTTGTGGCTCTTGCCGAACGTCGTGGTTTCGGCAGTCTCCACGCTGAACGGGTGCGACACGTTGTCGCAGTAAGCCGAGATGTCCCGGTCGGTGCCGGTGCTGCCCGAGCCATCCTCAACGAGAACGTATGCGGACTTGCCGTGAACGAATGGCATGACTGATCCTCCTTACAGGATGCGTGCGAAGCTGACCACTGCGGTCATCGCTCCGGTTCCCGCTGACACCGTGTAGGTGACGCGAACATAGCGGGCCACAGAGTCGGGCACGATGGTCAGTGTCTGTCCGACAGTTGATGTAGCCGAGACAGTGGTGAACGTCCCAAGGTTCGCCCACGTTGAGTTGTCGGACGAGTCCTCAAGGGCGAACGCGACGTTGGCGGAACGAGTGTTGGTCAGAACGTGCAGACAGGCTACCCAGCCGCCAGCAGTGGGAGGGGTGGGCGACGTGCCGAAGTCATGGCTCGTCGTGGACGCCGTGGCGGTGATGCTCGTGGAGGAAGCCAGAAGCAGCACGCCAGTGTGCATCCCAAGGTCAGACTGGAACTCTGCGCTGGTGGACACCACGTCGCCAACCGGAGCGGACACTTCGTAGCTGGTGGTGATCGCACGACCAAGGAAGAGCGTGTCGCCCTTGGCAGGCGTAGAGGAAGGCAGGATGGTCAGCGGGTAGTACGAAGAGGAGCCAAGGCTCGCAGCCAGCTCTTCGTCAACAGCTCCAGCAGCGCCATCGAACAGACCGGACAGGGACGCAGTGCCGTCCCTGAGTCCACTGATGTACGTCTTGTGGCTCTTGCCGAACACAGTAGTTTCGGCAGTTTCGACTGACGAGTTCCGGCTCGCGGTGTTGAAGTACGCAGAGAGGTTCTTGTCGTCGTAGTAGACGTTGGTGAACTTGCCGTGGATGAAAGGCATTACTGAGCCTCCTCAATACGACCACGCTCAACAAGCTCAGTGCCAACAGCCAGTGGAAGCTCAACCGTTTCTCCCTGCTCCACACGCTCGCCAGCAACGACGAGGTACTCGCAGGTCACCCGGTACTGGCTCTTCTTTGTTGCTGCTGGCTTCTTCGCTGGCATGAGGCTCCTGCAACGAGCTGCGCCAGCGTGGTGATCCTTCGGGACACAAGGTCACAGAGGGCTGCACCGGGCCACCGCAGCAGGGCACGTCGGGGGATTAGATCAACTCACTAGATCGTAGGTCGTTCTCATGTTGCTGCGTTAGCTCACCAGAGTTGACTGACTTGCACCGTGGGCAGCGGATCGACCAAGGCCGCGTCACAAGCTCGGCCAGCATCTTGTTGCACGAGTAGCACCTGACTGGTGAATCAGCAGCGGGTAGCGACTGGTCGCCGTACAGCCCGGTCACGACAGCTCTTTCCAGACATCAAAGTTGCACGAGAAGAGAGGTCGCTGGTTGGCATCGCGGTTCAGCAACGTCGGGGAGTCACTGCTTGCAATACGAAAGTACCTGACCCCACTCAACGTGTCGTTGGAAACAACCTGTAGCTGCTCCCACACACTGTCGATCAGAACCCGACCAGAGGAATAGTTGGTTGACCGAACGATCACCTGTAGGCGCGGTTTCTCAATGACCGGCCTCGTGCCGTCGCCATGCGTTTCCACTGGTGGCATCGACAGGTTCTCAAACAAGGCGACGCACTCAATCGGTGTCTCAGGCAGCGTCCCAGCGAACAAGTTGGTGCCAGCAGTGAGCGTCACAAGCTGGGTGTCAAGGTAGGTGGCAACCTCGTCCAGAATCATGGATCACCAGCCGGACAACTGCTTGAGCCGTGCAGCAACCCTACTGTCCATACCACGGGCCGCAGCGTTCACTGGTGTCTCCAGAAACTTGCGCTTGCCCTGCCCGTACCCCGGTGGAGCTTCGTGGACGTACAGCGCATAATCAGCGCCGTAGCTCAGGGTAACCTCAAAGCCAGAGCCTGTCTCTCGTGGCTCTTCCACCTTCCCAGACCTACGAAGCTCACCAGTCTGGACCGGGACGTAGTTCGCCTGAGAGTCGTTCATGATCCTCACCGCCTCTGCAAACACGGCAGCAGGGAGGTACTGGCGGGCCTGACCCTTCACAGAGTCAAACTTGTCAATCTTGATGTCGATGCTGATGCTCATGCGATGCTCAAGACTGAATGCTCTAGGTCGGCCCAGAAGTCGTAACGCTCTACGTTACGGATGATCCGTTCCTTACCATCGGGAAGGACAATCGTGTCCTCTGGATTTACAGAAACGTCTTGAACGATAACCCGAGTAGGGTAGTTCTCATCACTGGTCTGGGTGCTTCGGTCGATTGAATCGGCAGGCTCAATGTATGCATTGACCACCCTGACGTTGGAGACTGTCGCAGTCTCGCCATACGTGTTGAGGCTGGCTCGCTTCTTGAGCGTCACCCGATGGGGCCAAACGCCGCTAGAGCACTTCATCGCCCGTAGTCCACTGGGTCATCCGGGTTGTAGGTAGAGGTCCCGTAGTAGTCGTGGATTCCCTTGGTGGCGAAGGTCCGCTCCCGGTCAGTGTTCTCGTCACGCGCTCGCTTCTCGCTGCGGCTAGAACCAGAGAACCATGCGGCTGCCGGTTCTGCACGGACATTGCGCCGAAGCTCCTCAGCCAGCCGCTGATACTGCTCGAAACGCTGCGTGAAGCTGAACGAAAGAGAGCCAATCGAACGATCCATGCACCGCGCAAACCGAGCGGCGATGGAGAGGGCACCTTCGGCGGCGGCTGACCTGACCGTCCCGTTCTCAGTGAGCAACCAGTCGATTTCCTGATCGCTCAGGAGTTGGTCGCTGTAGTCAGTGTCGCCAAGCAAGTACCTCACGGCGTCACGGTTGGAATCAGCAGGGTTGCCCGTGTAGTTCCATGTCACGTCAGAGGGCGAGTCGATCACCAGCGTGAACGTCTGGAACCGCTCCTTGGACGACGACGTGAACGTGGCCACAAGGTCGATGCGGTAGACCCCAGCGTTGAGAACGCCACTGTCCAGCTCGCCTGAGTTCCATGCGATGGTCAGGTTCGGGGTGCCAGAGTCAGGGGTGCCAGAACCAGCGGCTCCTGTAAAGCCGGTTGTCTTGGTGATGTACGTCGTTGACCCTCGCGACACCGTGAGCGAGAAGGTGTAGCCAGACGCAAAGTTGATGAGGGTGTCCTGATCGTCAACCCACCACAACCTGATGCTCGGGAACTCCCGCCCGCTGACGTAGCGAAACGTGGTCGTATTGGCGTCGTGGGTGATGAACGAGTTAGAGGTGTCGATGGCCATGCTCGCCCTCCTTCGTCGTCACCGGGCGTAGAGACAAGACTAACGCTGGCCGATCAGAGGGCGTGAGCGTCAGGATCAGCACAAGGCTAGGAAACGCCTACCTTGTAGGCGCCACTCTCTGACACCTTGACTGCAAGCCCGGACGACAGTTTGGCCGAGTAAACGTCCTCAGAGAGCTTGGCGACGTACCCAACGTCAGGCTCAGGGAGCGCGTTGAAGAACGCCTGAAGATTGAGATTGCTGGTGTAGTTCAGCTTCACCCCAGCCCCCAAGCGAGAGCTTCATGCTCAAGGTGCGCTGGCTCTTCGTGGATAGCGTTTGCTGCGTCCTCAAGGTCAAGCGCACCAACAACGACGAGAAGGGTCGCCAGCGCCCCGGTGGAGTCCAGCGGTGGGTAGAGCGGGTCGGGGATCTGGAGATCACGAAACGCTTGCGATGGCTGGGTGAGAACCCAACACGACCCGTCGTCGCTCTGCCATGTACCGAACTCGTCGGTGCGTTCCATCACACTCTCCCGAGGACTAGGAGGCTCGTCCCGACCGCCCAGTTTCCAGACGACGGGTAGAGGGTCATTGAGGTGATCGCAGCGGACGTGTTGATGTAGTGGCCCGACCCAGAGGTGCTGGACGCTGGGAGTCCAGTTGTCCCTGTCGACGTGACGTATGCGTTGCGGTAGACGAGCGACGTGTATTTCCCGACACCACCTAGCGAGATGCTCGCCTGCCAGATTCCCGTCCGGTCCGTATTGGTTAGGGAACCGGGGACGGACCCCGGTGCGAGGACGGTCTGCGCTGAAGAGTTGTTGTGCAGATAGTTGGTCCCGCTGTCGGAGTTGAACAGCATTCGCATCCCGAGGGCTGCGAACCCGGTGTCGGTTGATCGACCCGTGAGGTAGACCTCTACCACGCTGTAGCCAGTCACCGTGACGCTGAACGTCGCTGCTGCCGAACCGAGCGTCGTGTCCGTGATGACGGTCCACGGGGTCGGGCTCGCCCACGTCTGATCGCCACGCAAGAACGTGCCGCTGCTGGCGGTGCCGCTGCCGAGGCGTGCGGTGGCGAGCGTCCCGGACGTGATCTTCCCGGCGTCGATGGCGTTCGGAGCCTCGTCCGCGCCCTGCGCCAACACGAGGATCTCGCCGCTGTTCGTGTTGACCCGAGTGACCAGTCCGATCATCTGCACCGCATCGGAGGTCCCGGTCGGCTTCGTGCCGGTCAACTGGCCTGCCGTGGTCGAAACGTAGAGCGGCTGGTTGATGCTGTAGGCGTTCGTGTTGACGCCTCGCAGTGTCCCGACGACGACCACGAACCCGGTGGCGTTGACGTTCAGCGACGATTCGGTGAGGCCGATCGCTGGCATCTTGGCGGCATCGTCGGCGTCGGCCGGTGCGATCTCAATGGTGGACGTGGCACCGACCGTGCCAGTCGCATAGACCGGCACTCCCTTGGCGATCGTGCTGCCGCTCGTGTTCTTGACCGGGACGAGAACTGGCACGTCGGAAGTCCAGCCGGTGCCGGACAGGAACTCGTGTTCGGTGCGAGTGCCGTTCGTCCACGTTGGAATAATCAGCCCGCCGCCGGTTGGTTCAAGACGGAGAACATTTCCTTCTGTACCGAGACTCAGCCCGGTGGTCACGTCATACCAAGTGGGGAGGTTGGCTACAGCACCCTGCTCGTTGTTGATCCCCCAGCCCCAACCGCCGATGTTCACAGAGATGAGCGACACGCCGGAACCAGTCGGCAGAATGTAATCGCCGGAAGCTCCATTTAGCAGGTCGGTGCCTGCGGGGCTGATCGTAACGAACTGTGCAGCGGAGCCAATCGACACCATCCGTCCAACATTTGTGGCGGCATCAGGCAGCGTGACCGCAGCTCCAGTTGTAATCACAAGTGACTCGTCGGTGATCGTGTACGGGTCGGTCGTCGTGAACACCGAGTCAGCCCGCTGGTACTGCGGGTGATCGTCGTCAGTGAGGCCAGTGAGCGCCCCGTGATCGCTTGTTCCTCCGCCTGCGCTGGTGATGTTGACCCTGCGGTCAGAGAGCATCGCTGACGTGATGGCCGTAGCTCCAGTGGGAACGTAGACCGCAGCCAGCTTGACGTATCCGTCGCCAGCCTTTGGCTCTGCCGGGTTGGGATCAGCAGTCCCAGCAACGACACTCAGAACGCCAGCGGAGCTGGCACGCACAACGTCGATCCGAGGATTGGATGCGTTGGCAGTGGTGATCGTGACAGTGCCGCTTGAGACATTGGCAGGCGATCCCGCCACGGTCACTGCGCCCGAAGCGACAGACAGGCTCATCCCAGAGGACACCGTGACGGCGCACCCACTGGTCACCCCGTCGCCGTTGTGAGCCTTGACGAGATCGTTCAGACTGCCGGATTGCAGCTCAGACTGGTCGGGGTAGTTGGCGTCTGCGTAGTTCGGAATGTCGTAGGGCATGGAGAGTGCCGAAGCCTTCCGTAGCCGCAGCTACCTCAGGTCAGGTCCAGCCAGACGTACTTCCAAGTGCGAGCCGTGTCGTCAATCGAGCCAGCAGTGGGGTTGTAGAGGTACACCGTCACCGTGTTGGCAGAAGTGACATCGGCACCGCAGAAGATGAGGTCATCGTTCAGTGCCGACGGCGGCATCATCACGATGGCATCGCCCGAGGCAGCACCCGTCAGCGTGAAGGTCACCGAGCCACGGGAAACCGTGGAGATGGAACCCGGATCAAGAGAGGCCGTTCCAGCCTGAACTGCCTTGATGGGCGACGAGGTGACTGCACCGCCACCGTCGATGATGAGATCACCAACGATTGCCGTGCCCTTGGTCAGACGGTTGTAGCTCATGCCTTCGCTCCCTGAGTGCGCTTGCGGGTGGTCTGGCGGGGAGCCTGCTTGGGCTGCTCCGCCTTGATCTCGTCGTCCGTGGTAGCAGCAGGCTGCTCCTGCTCCTCCTCAGCGGCTTCCTGCGGCTCGGCAGGCGTAGAGGCAGGTGTTACAGGCTCCGGCTCGCTGGAGGGCGGCAGATCAGCACTGGTGGCAACTGCGTGGTCTGCGTAGTCCTTGTGCGTGAACCTGCGGTCCTCACCGTCAATCTTCACGACCACAGAGGCGTCCATGTCGTACCCGTAGGGCACGATGCTGGCATAACGCCGGTTGATGAGGGTGTGCGTGAAGAGCCACCCGGTCGTGTCAACGATCTCCCCACGGAAACGCTGCACCCCGCCACCGTTGAAGTCACGAGTGACGATGATGAGCGGTGAAGTGTCGATGGGAAGAGCAAGGGGGTCGGACACTGGCATGGTCACTCCCTAGTCAGATCAGGCAACGGCGCCGTTGAAGAAGTACCCGAGGTCGGAGGAGACAACCTTGTTGTCCCAAGCCATCTGCGACTCAATCCGCTCCGAGCGCAGCTGGCGCATCGGGAAGGACGAGGTACCGATGGTGGCACCCATGCCGTCGGAGACACCCCGCCAAGCGAAGGTGTAGCCAGCAGCCGGGGTCATCAGGCTCGGGGAAGCCGGGACGTAGCACAGGAGGGCGTGCTTGCCGTGGACGAAGCTGAAGCTGTTGGAAGCGCCCTCAACCGCAGTGTTCTTGATCGCACGGGTCACAAGCACCCGGTCCACCTCGAACAGACGGGCGAGAATGTCAGCCGTCACGTTGTTGGAGGAGGTGTACTTGAAGCGGTCGATGATGTCGGGGTGGTGCTTGAGCTGGCGGAACACCTGATACCCGAGCACCAGCGTGTTGGGCATGAAGCCCGTGTTGGTGAGGATGGTCTGCTTGCCAGTCTCGATGTTGTCGATGGGATCAGACGCTGCGTAGTCCGACCAGAGGTTCGACGGGGTGACGTCGGTTCCCCACACCGAGGTGGTGAAGAAGTCGGTCGCGAACTGGATTTCACGACGGAGCAGCATCCGCTGGGTGACGAACTGGGCAGCCTCACGGCGGGGGTTCAGCGGAATGTCCGCATTCGCCAGAGTCTGGTCGTCAATGTCCTTGTGGATGGCATACGTCAGCGCCGAGTAGTTGTCGGTGCTGATGTTGAAGCCAGAACCGACCGACTCCGAGTTCGGGGCGCGCACTGCGGCCTCGTCACGGAACCAGTCACCCTTGGTGAAGGTGAAGTACTTGTCGCTCTGCTTGTCCACCGGGATGACCGGGAACACCTGACTCGCAATGAAGTCAGTCGCAGCCTGCATGTATGCGACCGAGATGGAGGTCAGGATCGCATCAACATGCACGTCGGAGGCAGTGGGCTGGGGCATGGTTCAGACTCCTTGTCAGATGCCAGCGATCCCGCGGAACGGGTTGACGCAGTTGACGATGGCCGTGTGGATTTCTCCAGCCGCAGCCGGATCGGTGATGACTCGGCCAACGCAGTAGGCCGTGGTGTCAGTACCAGCGGTGAAGGTCTGAGCCTGACCGTCGGACGACGTGGCGATCAGGTCGCCCTGCCCGAGATTGGCGTCGGCACTGATCTTGGTCTGACCGATGGTCACGACCTCTGCCGCCTGACCCGACGTGGGCTTGTTCTGGAGCACTCCAATCGGAATGTCCGTCACTGCGGAGCAAACATCGACCGTGGTGGCCGATGCGAGCTTCACGAAGTAGTACTGCTTGCCCGAGAGGTCGGCTGCCGCCGTGAACTCCCCGAGCTTGAGAGGCTGCTGCCCTTCGTAAGCCATGACTCAGGCCTCCTTCTGCCAGAGCGTCGGATCAAGGTCAACCGCCTTGGCGATTGCCTCAAACTTGTTGAGAGAGGGGTTCTCGGCCATCAGCTTGGCCGCAGCCTTTTCAATGTCCGAGCTAGGCGCACCGGCCCCGGTCGCACCGACCTCAGTGAAGGCGACGCTGGACTTGGCAAGCTCCGAAGCTCCGTCCAGAACCTGCGTCAGCACGCCGAACTCCTGCTCGTCCAGCTTCTCGCTGGCCGACTTCAGGAAGAGCCCGAACCCGTCGGCGGTGACGCCGGGGAGAGCCTCGTAGTCAGCAGCCTTGGAGATGAACTCGCGAGTGAGGCGAGCGTCGCGCTCCGCCTTGGCGATCTCCTCGGCAGCGGCCATCCGACCAGTCACCTGATCCAGAATCGCCTGCTGCTTCTCAATCAGAGCCTTGACGGCAGGATCGGCCTTCTCCAGAGCCGACTCCATCTCGTCGTCCAGATCGTCGTCCTCGTCAAGCTCGTCAGCAGCAGCGTCGGCGCTCTTGACCAGCTCCTCGGTCAGACGATCCGACAGCTCTCGGTTCGCCTTCTCAAGTTCGTCGATGTAGGTGGAAACCTCTTCGGGAAGCTCCACAACATCGTCAGTCATCTCGGGCATCTCAGTCCTCCATGAACGGATGTTGGCCAGCGTACAAGCGGCGTAGAGGCAAGGTGTTAGCCCGCCGCTACTTCACTCTAATCGCAGTCCGCCACTCAATGCCTTCTTTCGACACGAGAGACACAACCTGACATGGTGGATCAGCGGGGAAAGAGAACTCTGCTGCGTACCCGTCGTAGCCCTTGAGGCTGCCGTTGCACGTCCACCCCGGCCCATAGATCGCTTGGTGGAAGTGGCCTAGCCAGAGGTGTGAGAACGGCCTGTCCAGTGAGGCTTGGCGCTGCTGCTTTCTGGCGACCATTCGCATGATCGGAGGGAATACGCCGCCGATCCCGCCGCCTCCCTTTACGGAATCACCGTGGGTAAGCAGCATCCGATGGCCAAGCACGTCGAACTCTGCGTCGCTGGCTTCGTCAATCTGCCACGTCACCCGGTCGTCGTGAGAGAGCTGACGACGGATCAGGTGGGCTAGGTGCCAGTCAGAGTTGTCCCTTGCCTTCAGGTGGGTGCGCTTCTTCGCAGTCATTCTCCCGTGGTTGCCGACTACGACAGGAACGTGGACGTGGCCATACGAGTCGGCCAGCAAGCTGATCGCTGCTGCCGCTTGCTCAGTCCAGTAGAGAAGCGACCCCATTAGCGTGTCGCTGCTCTCCACCAAGTGCAGCGTGTCGATCAACCCGCAAGTGAGGTCGCCGCCGAGCATCAGGACAAGCCCCTCGTAATCAGCAGAAGGACCGTCGGTAGGCACTGCGGCCAGTTTGGTCGCCCACTCCTTGAGTCGCTTGGTAGCAATCGTGCGGTCGTAGGCGTTGACCCCCGCCACGTCCTCTTGGCGCACGATTTCGTCCCAGTGAGTGTCGGACAGGATGGCGCATACCACCGCAGCGTTTGGCTTCCTCTTCTTAGGAAGCGCCCACTTGGGCGGCTTGGGGTTGAGGTTGTCGATTCCTTCTAGGACAGAGATGCGACCAAGAGCTTGCGCGAGCTGATCGTCGCGCTGCTTCAGTTCTGCCTTGAGCCGGTCGTTCTGCCTACGAATCGAATGATGAGCGACGGATTCCTCAAACCCGTCAAGGCTCTCCTTGTCGGGCATTTCGCTCCTGCCTTCGCCAGTGGTCGATCTTTGAGTAGGTCGCATCCTCATAACCGAGGGAGTGAAGCCACTTCACCACAACCCTTGCGCTCGCCTTGCTTGCGAGGATTTGGTCCTGCACGTCCTTTGGCAAGGTGTCTGCGTACCCGAGAACGCGCTTGGCACTCAGCTCGGATGCAAAGTCCTCTAGGGACTTCTCCTTGGAGGGCATGGCCTAGAGCATGGCTTACCGGCCAGCGTGGTACCAACCGGGGCCAGCGGCAGTGCGGCTCGCAATCTTGGAGACACTGGTGATGTTGGTACCCGGCCTACCAATGCGGAGAGTCACTGTCGTCGGGTTCGTGACAGACACGATGACTGCTGGAGACACGACTCCGCTAGCAGACTTGTAACGGATAGAGGTGTTGCCGTTCTGCGGTGTCCAAGCCATCAGTAGCCCTTGGCGACTGCCTCTTCGACAGACTTGACCGTGGCAACGGGCTTGATGGAGACAGCGACGCCCTTGCGGATAGCCCCGCACTTGGAACACGCCTCGCCCTTCTTGGCCTTGCTCCCGTAGGGGCAGTCGGCCATAGCGCCACCATTGGGGCATTCACCGCCGCCCATGTTCTTCTTGACGTAACCACACTCCTTGCACTCGTTCCCGCTCTTCATCCGCATGTGGTTGGTAGAGCAGCCGCCCTGCTTGTCGCCCTTGTAGAGAACGACCTTGGCGTGCTGATTAGCACCACGAGTGACAAGACTGATCTCGTCAAGCTCCATGTCCGTGAGTTCTGATTCTTCTGGCACGGTGTCTCCCTACTTGACCATGACCTTGATGCGCCTCCCGCTTGGGAGAACAATGTCGGCTCTTCCTTCTGCCCCACGACTGTCAATCTTGAGGCCGCGCTTTCGTGCAGTGTCCATCAGGCGCTTGGCCTTCTGCTCACTCACGACAACCTTACGATCACCACGCCGCTTCTTTGTAGCCTGAGGCGGGCCTGACTTCTTCTTGGACCCGTTGCCGCCGACTCCCTTGGTGCGGCGTGCTGCCGACGACCGGCCAGCGTTGCGTCGCTGCTCCCGCTGCATGGGCGTCATTGCCTTGGTGACTGACTCCTCCACGTCCGCGACGGGGACTGGGCGCTTCGGCGTAGAGGTGTTAGCGAAGTGTCGCCCACCACTTACATGGTGGCTTCGTCCAACCTCATAGGCGTTATCGTCATCAGAAGTGATGCGCCCATTACTCTTTGCAATGGCAAAGAACTTGCGGAGTGTTTCTGGCAGGGCACCAATCTTCTGAACCTGAAACTCGCCAGTCTGAATAAGAGCATTGTTCTGACCACGAAGCTCCGTGGCTAGAGCTAGGTGAGCATCTCTACTGAACATTGACCTGTGAGCTTGGTAAGCAGCTTCTTCGCCGTGACGGTCGAAACCTCTACCAGTGCCAAGGTGGCCGAACGCATCGTGAACTGCTCTAAACCTGTCGTTAGTTTCGTCCGACCAGTATGGGTGCCCACCTGTTGACGAGGTTCGCAGAACCTTGAGCGTCCCGGTTCTTTCAACCTCTTCTCGCATGTTGTGAAAGTCCCTGTATGGATCTCTCGTTACAAACTGAACCCTGATCCCAAGTTCTCCAGTGAGCTTCTCAAACTGGCTGTCAATCTGACGAGCAGCAGAGTCCCACGAAGCGATCACCTTCGGATCACGGCTTCTCTCGGGCATGTCGTCGTATGCCTTAGCAATAGCCGCACGCTTAGAGGGAGTGACGGCAGTGACCTTGTGCCAGTCCTTACTGACTCCATGTTCAGCAGCGAGCGACCCAATCGGGTTAGCGAGCTGCATTTCCACGTTGTCAGGGCCGACAACAGTCCTCATGCCGCCACGGACTCCGCCCGTCCACTGGTTGCCTCGAAACGGGTGTCCGGGGTAGTCGCCCTTAGCGACTGATTCCTCAACATCAGCAACCGTGATTGGGCGCTTGGGCGTAGAGGACGACTTCTCCATGCGGTCGATCTCTGCTTGGCGGCGGCGGGCCTTGGCAGCGATGGCCCGTGCGGCCTTCTCTGTCTTGGGCACTGGCTCGCCCCACGCCGCAGCGGTGAGGGCGAAGCGAGTCGGCTCGCCGTTGGGCTTGACCAGAGGTGGGTAGTCCTTCTGGCCGTAGAACCGCAGCGCCCAGCTAATCCACCTCTTCTTGTCAGCGGTGGAAGCCTTCTCGTAGTTCTTGACCCCCGGTTTCAGGTTCGCGCCGTCACGAGCAGCGAACGCCTTGCGTCCAGCCGCAGTGAGGCCACCCTTGGGGTCCTTCAGTGGCTTCTTCTCGGGCATCAGGACCTCTTGCCACGGGCACGCTTGCCAGCTTCAGCCGCAGCCTCTGTGTTGGGGACGAACTGCTTGCCACGTTTGTTGCCAGCGGCCTTCTTAGAGTTTGTCGCCTTCACCTGAGCTTCGGTTAGCTCTGACCACGCACGTTCTGGAAGGTAGCGCCGCTTACCTTCCGACGGCTTGCCACTGGAGGTGGTCCACTTCTCCTTGGTCCACCGACTGAGGCTGCGCTGGGCCTTGCCCTTCTTGCCTCGATAGCCGCCGCCCTTGGCTTCGTACTCCTGAGCCAGAAGCTGGGCCTTGCGAGCGGACCACTGCCCCGGCTTGCCCCCTCTGCTCCCGGCGAGAATCTTGTTCTTCAGGCGCTCTCGCAGCTTGGGGTTGGTGTAGTTGCCCGCAGCTTTCTCTACATCAGCAACGGTGATGATCCGGCCACGGGTGGCCATCACTCCTCCTCGTCGCTCATCCAGTCCTCAGGGATGAGATCCTCACGGTCAAGCCGCTTGGCCTGACGCATGATGTGAGTCTTGGCAGCGGCCTTGTCCTTGGCACGACCGAACGCACGAATGGCGTTCATGAGGTCCCTGACGTTGGCGATGGGGAACGAGCCGTCAGGCAGGGCCTTACCCTTGCCAGCAAGCTTCTCCCGCTCTTCCATGCCAACTTCACGCTTGGCCACTGTCTCCTCAACGTCAGCGACAGTCATCACCTTCTTGCGCTTCTTCTTGCGCTTCTTGTTGGCGAGTTCGTCGGTTTGGTCGGCGGTCGGGTAACCGGGCATGGAGCTGCCTCCTTGGTGAACGTCGGTGGAAGTCGGCTGGCCCTTTGCCAGCTCTGGCGTCGTTGTGTCGCCCACGGCCTTGCGAGGCATCCGCTTGCCAGAACCGTGGATGGAGAAGTCAGGGTAGTTGCCCTTCTTCACGCCATTCCAGACTTCCTCGTCGTGAATCTTGAATCCGACCCACCAGCCTTCGGGCACGGCTCCCTCGGGGATTCCAAGCTTGGAGAGCTTCTCGTTGGTGAACACCATCGACTCAACAACCGTGGCCACCCCAGTGCGGAGGTGCTGCTCGCCACCGTCACGGCTATTGAGAACGTAGTGGTATGCGGCCTTCTCAAGCTCATCCACCGTGGTCCAGTCGCCCTGCCGGTCAACCACGACTCGCCCGTCACTGTCCTTGGCAATGTTGGCCCAGCCGAACACGAGCCGCTTGTCGTCGTCCTTCGACACGATGACGCCAGTGTTGCCCTCTGCCGGGGCCGATGCTGATTTCACAAGGTCAGCGATGGTGCTGGCCTCTTCTGGGGACGAGACATAGAAGTTCTGGACTGTCTGGCTCACGCCTCGTCCTCCATCTCAGAGAGCCGGTTGAGCGAGTCCGCTTCCAGCACCTTCATGTCCTCTGTCGGCTCGCCAGCCCAAGCGACGTATGGAGTTCCGTCACCGGCAAGCCCGATCACGATGTCGCCTTCCTCAATGTCGTTCTCGTCGCTCATCTCAGGCTCCTGCTTGACAACCTTTGCGCTGCCCGACGACGCCGGGAGCTTTCCGTCCTTGTCACGATGCCACCCGGCCTGCTTCTGAGCCTTCGTCCAGTTGGATTTCGTGACCTTTACCTCTGCAACCGGGACCATCGTACCAACTGGGAGGTTCTGCCAACCTGACTGGTTCATCTTGATCTGGATGCGTCCCTCACGAGTGGTTGGCAGGAAGTCAGGGTTCCCGTCGTAGAGGAACACTCGGATTGCTTGTGTGTCGTTGTCGAACAAGGACACGAGAATGCCGCCGTCCTTCTCCATCTCCCTTGCGGCCTTGGCCTTCGACCTGACCTCATCAGGCTTGATCGACACCTTCGGATCAGCAGCCTGCATTGAGAGTGTCTTGGCTTCCAGCGCCTTGCCACGCTTGCTGCCACGCCCAGAGGTCACCAAGTCGATGGCACCCTGCCTGCTCGCTCCACCGTCCGGCCCAGACGGGCCAACAAGTGAAGTGAGGCTTCCGCCAAGCACCTTGGTGGCCTGAGCATTCTTGGGTAGCTCTGCCACGAGCAGTGCTTCCATCGTGTCGCCAAGCTCTGTGTTCGACATTCGGTGCCCAGTCGCAGGGTTGATCGCCTGAGAGAACGAGCCACGCGTGTTGGCCAACTGAGCCTTCGCATCCTTGGTCGTCGTGCCACGGGTGATCTCATAATCAGCATCGGGCAGCTTTCTGACCTTGCCCAGCGACGTAGTGACCTCCTTGCCCTTTGCGCGTCCCACGATCCCGCCGCCAGTACCAGCGCCACGATCAGGAGCCATGAAGAACCCGCCACGGATTCCTCCAGTCCACTGGTTCCCCCGGAACGGATGACCGGGGTAGTCACCCTTGGAGATCAGCGAATCAACCACGCTGTCTCTGACTGCCGCCATGCCGGTGGATGGAACCCAGTGATAGAGAACGTCGAAGTGCGACCACTTCATCAGCTCAACATTCCCGTTGGCCGAGAGGACGAGAACGCTCAGGTTCTGGTCGAACTCACAGTCGATAGGAACGCCTGCGTAGGTCGTACCGGCCTTGGCGATGTACTGAAGAATCATGAGTAGTCACCCTTAGAGATGTCAGGGAACACCAGAAGCGTGGTGCATCGGCAGTTCGGGTGGAGAGGTGCCGACCACGCTGGCGAGTCGTAGCTCGTGCGGTCGCCATCCATTGCCACACACTTGCGGCAGAGCCGGTCGTCCTTCGTGACCAGCCACTCAAGCTCTGCGTACCCAGTGGGCATCCCCACGTTGGAGAGAATCTCGTCGTAGGCAGTCATCTTCCCGGCTTCGACGGCCTTGGCAAGCTCTGTTCTGGCGACGGTAGCTGCGCGTGATCGGCGTAGAGACAGGGCGTACTGGTTGGCAGAGGACCGTGCTGATCCCGGCGCAACGTCCTTGGCCACCAGCCCAGCACGGAGATTCTCCACCGCCAGTGCAAGCTGCGGGTTCAGGAACATGGAGTTGTCGAACACTTCCCGCAGCTCTGCCGGTGAGAGGTTGCCCCTGATGGCCTTTGTAAGCGCCACCACGACCGCCTCTCGTGCCGTGGCGTCAAGGTCATCCGAAAGCTCTGCGATCACCGCTAGCAGCGATTCAGACAGGTCTGGCGGCATGGCTGCCTTGGAGAGCTGCCCGTAGGCATTCATCGTGGCGACGTGGGCGTCCCTCGCCGCCTTGGCAAAGACACGGGCGAGCGGCGTGATCTCAACGTGCAGGCGTCGGATCAGCACGCTAGGGACGACTGCCGATTCTGCGAGGTAGTCCCTTGCCCGCCGTGCGTCCTTGGTACTCAGCGTCTTGCGGACTGACGCAAGGAAGGCGGCGTCAAGCTCTGAGTCGTACTTGGCCCACAACTTGTCAACGACAGACTCAACCTCTCGTGGGCGAAAGCGCGGTGCGATGGTCGCCGGACTCACGATTCCCCATCAGCCTGCGGTTCCTCGCCAGACAGGATGGACTCAAGCTCGGCCTCCACGTCGGCGTCCTCATCCTCTTCCTCGGAGGCTGGTGCTGATTCCATGCCTTCTGCGCCGGGTGGCGTCGCAGGCTTGTCCAAGGAATGCTCTGGCTTGGGCAGGCCAGCAATCTTGAGCAAATGCTCCGACAGACCTTCATCGGGGAACAGAGGAACGCCGGAAGCAACGAGCGCCTGAACGTAGGAGGCAATCTCAGCCAGTGGCGGTGTCTCAATGTCGCCAAAGTCAAGGTATGGCCACAGCTCCTGCCTGACGCCATTGAGCTTCATCAGGCGAGGCACGGCGTGGTCGTTCACCACGTCACGGATGGAACGCATGATGGAGCCAAGCGTGACGGCGAAGATATCTGTCTTGTCAGAGGACAGCGCGAACGATCCGACGTTGGAGTGACCGAGCAGGATGAAGTCGGCCAGCACCGTCATGGCGATCCGCTTGTCGTACCTCTCAATGATGCTGCTCGTATCGAACGAACGCGACCCACCGCTGGACAAGAGCTCGAGCCGGATCGACTGCTGGGAGGTGTCAGGATCAGTCAGGAACGGCAGGATCACGCCTTCCTGAGCGTCCCGTCGAATGTTGACCACCAACTCCTTGGCGTCGTTGTAAATCGCCTTCATCCAGTCAGGAGCGTCAGCCTTCATCACGTCCACTGGCAGATACATGACTGGCAGACCAGCGAGGTCACGTTCGATGCCTACGGCTTCGATTTCCTCAATCGTTTTCTTGAAGTACCAAGGGCGGTAGGCGTTGCGGAGAAGCGAGCGTCCTTCCGGGTTGTTCTTGTACACCGAGGTACGGAACAGCAGCGCCTTCTCAATCGGGATGAACACGTTGCCGAAGCGAGGGGGTGGGTTCTGCACCAGCCCACGGATCGTTCCAGAGTCATCCACGACCCAATCCAGCAACGACTCCTGCGAGCGAATGGGCCACTTCTTCCAGCCAATCCGCCCGTCCGGGTACTTGGAGTTCTCAGTGTCACGCTTCTTGTAGACCAGCTCGTGGTAGGACCACCCGTACACCAGCATGGAGAGGACTTCCGAGATGGTGTCTGACCATGAGGAGTTCATGTCGTACAGGCACGACTGGAGAAACTCAGCTTCCTTCTCGGCAGCTTCTCGCAGCGGAGACTCTTCGTCATCCTCATCCTGCGACTGCTTGGAGGGGTAAGCCTTCCACTCAACTTGCTTGAGGAGCTGATCGACGGCGAACAGAACCGCCCCAACCAGCGGGTCGTTGTCACGCATCTCTGTGTAGACACGGATCGCCCGAATGCCGCTCAGTTGCTTGAGGAACTCCTCCCGCACCTGACCTGCGTAGATGTTCAGCCCGGTCGCACCAAGCTCGTCCATCGGGTTGAAGTTTGGCGACCTAGAGGGCATGGCTGGCATCAACGGCCTCCCGCACGGGTGTGCTTTTCTGGCAAGTCATCGCAGATTGGGCAGAGAAGGAACATGAGCAAGCCTGATTTGGACTGCTCACTTGGGACGATGATGGCTTCGTGAAGCGAGTAGCACCACTGGCAGACAAAGCGATCCTGAGCAACGCTCCGGTCGAACGAAGTCGCTCGCCTGCCTGCCGAAGCCACGTCACTCCTCTGGCATCGGGAGCTGGAGCTGATCCAGCGCCTGACCAAGCGAAGCCTCAAGGGCAGCGTTATCGTCCAGAAGGACCGCAGCAGAAGCAGGAGAAGTGACGACACTGCGAGTGACCAGAGCCATGATCGCAACCGAGAACGCACCGATAGCTCCTTGCTGGGCAGCGTCAAGGTTCAGGCCGAACGCCGTGGCAAGGTTGACCGCTGCGGTGATGAGGCCAAGCCAAAGGGCTGGCTCGCGGTTCCAGAGGTTCTTCATCAGGCACTCCTAGGTGGTCGAACCGCCCCAGCGTAGGCGACCCCGGCGTAGAGGCGGGAACTACTTGCTCGCCTTCCTCACAATCGTTGACTGCGGATCACCACGACCGACGGCGACAGTGCTGGGCTTGCGCCACCTTACGTCAAACCAGCACTTGCCGCCCTGCTCCATGTAGACCCGGCACACTTCTCCGACTCTGCGCTTGTGCTTCACCACGTCGCCAGCCCGCAGTTCGGCCAATCTGACAGTCTCCCACCTACTGGGTGCCACCGGCAGGCTCCTCGCCATGAATCCAGTAACTATCGCCAGAGCCGTTCCAGCAGATGATGAAGGGCCTTCCCTTGACTGGGACGACGTGTTCTGAATGCGAGCCGTTGTGACCCTTCGGCTTGTCGCACGCCAGCGTGACGTTTGAGGTACTCATGACGTTGTTGCAGACACTCATGCTGGCCCTTCCTGCATCTGGTACTCCATTTGGGCTGCGGTGACACGGCGAGAGCCAAGCTCTGCCGCCTTACTGGCAAGCTCAGTGAACGTCCTGAGTTCCCCAGTCCTGAACTTGTAGAAGGCTGACCCCTTCGTGACATACCCCTCCGACTCGGCACGCTGGATCAGCATGGTCATTTCAAGTGCCCGAGAAAGGTACGCGTTTGCCACCTCCAGCAGCGACATAACGCCGTTCTGGATCGGCGGCTCTTCATTGCCCATCAGGACACGGAGGTAGTCGTCCAGCTCACGCCTGCATTCTGCAAGAGTCGGAAGCCCTGCATCCAAACGGAACTTGCGGAGCGAATCATCCTCAGTGCTGATGCTAGAAGGGGTCCGCGCCAGCCGCTTCTTCTGCCTCCCCCCAGCTACCGAACGACTTGCAGACTGACTGATACGGGCAACCTTTCCACTCCGGGCCGGTTTCCTTGACGCACTCTGGCTGGACAATTGGTAGCTCCTTCGTTGCAACGTGGTTGTTGAGTGATTCGCAGCGACGGCGAAGAGACTTCTGGTGCTGGGCTGATCGGGTGACCTTGTACTCACGCCAGTTCTGGGTCCGCTTGTCCTCATAGACCATGACGCAGTAGTCAAGGTCCGGGCGCATCAAGAGGTAAGCGTTGACCTGCCACAAGTGGGTTGAGTAGGGCAGAGAGTCGTTGAGCTGGAAGATGCCCTTTAGCTCAAACATGAACTTGTCGCCCTTGTACTCTCCCTCGCCGTCCATCGAACCGACCAAGCCAGTGGCCTCGTCGCTGACGGGGATTTCCACGTCGGTCAGGATGCCAGCGGTGAGCAACATCGTCTGCCACCGCAAGTGTCTCCACGTCCCATCAGCGAAGATGTTGAGCAGCTCAACGGAGTGGTTCTGCTCGCTCGGCACGCCAAGCCACTCAAACACTTGCGCCCGCTTGCACGACATGATCGTTGACGGGTGCCAGCCCTTGGCTCTGTGGTGATCCGCAGACATGATTTCCACCATGCGCTCACGGACCTCTGGGTTTGTCAGGTTGACTTCGCCATTGGATACGAGCCACTGGGTCAGTCGTGGCGTGATGACGTTCTGAGAGCCGATCAGCTTACGCAGGTCGCTAGTGCTCACTTGTTGTCCCTCCAGTTGCTCAGTGACGTGGTTGGCACCACCTGAATGACCGCAGTGAGGTCGCCGTGCTGGAAGCTCACCAGCATGACTGGCTGCCTCATCTGCTTGACCGCTTCGGCGTAGAGGAAGCGAAGGTCGTCAGACTTGAGCGTGAAGCTCTTGTTGGCGTCCTTGATTTCGTACAGGTAGTCGTCGTCAGAGCCGTCGGCTTTGATGCGCCCAGCGCCTGACATTGGATGCACTCTTGCTCCCATCGAAGTCAGGACTTCTTTCTCCGTCGCACGACCTTCTTGCTGACGGGTTCTGGCTCGCCACCTAGAGCCTTTGCGGTCAGTTCTTCCAGCAACTGCGGGGTGCTCTGAATCAAGCCACGCAGGTTGTCGATTCCTCTTACGCTTTGGTCCCCGACCTTGTACGTCCCCACTCCCGTCTGTTCGATCCACCGTTGCTCCAATCCGTGTGCGATGACGAAACCAACTTCGTCAATGCGTGCCGTTTCCAAGTCGTAGATGAGGTAGGTATCACGGAACGGCTTGGAGAGCTTGGACTTCTCCACCGTCGCCTTGATCTTGTATGCGACCACCTCCTTGCCCTTCGCCTTCTTGACCTTGCCCTTCTCGTCACCGGGCTGGAATACGTCAATCTCCTTCTTGACTGCGCCAGCCTTGCGGAGACTGATCCGGTAGCTGGCATAGAACGGGAGCGACTTGCCACCGGGAACCACGGTCGGATCACCAAACAACTGGCCGACGTTGAGCCTCGTCTGGTTGATGAATAGAACCGCAGTCTTGTCATTCGCAGCGGTGAGCCTGCGTGACGCAGCAGACATGAGGTGAGCCAGCCTTGCAGGCTGAATGTTCTCCTTGGCCAGACGCTTCTTCGCTTCGTCCTGCGGAAGAGTTGCGGCGACAGAATCCCAAACCAAGAGGTCAACGTCCTGACGGATCAGCAGTTCGGACACGTCAACGGCGTCCTCTCCGGTAGGCGGTCGCTGCAAGATGAGCGAGCCAACATCCACCCCAAGCGACGACGCCCAGTCGGGATCGAAGGAATGCTCTGTGTCCACCAGCGCGCAAACCCCGCCAGCTTCTTGGGTCGTGGCGATTGCCCGGAGTGCGACATACGACTTGAGCGTGGAGTAGTCGCCGTAGATTTCCACGAACCTGCCTCTTGGCAGGCCACCCTGTAGCAGCACGTCCATTGGGAGGACGCCAGTTCGCAGGTAGCTGATCTGCAATGACGGGTCGCTTGCAAGCTTGACGGTTTCAGAGCCAAGTTGCTTGTTCAGTTCGGCAGCAATCTCCGCTGCTTTCGATGGCATGTATGCCTCCTGTTAGTTGCCGGTCGTAGAAACGAGCGTGCGAGGAACGGTGATCCAGCGGGATCGACTTGACTGGTGCTTCCCCTGACGGACCTCCAGCAGCGGCCTGCTCTCACAGAGGTCGCCCGCAAGGTAGATGATCCATTCGGGAACAACGGTTCCGATAGAGAACGACGCTGGGTGGGCAAGGTTCTTGTGTACAGCGTCGATGTGAGCCGACAGACAGGCTACGAAACACGTCGTGCAGAGCCACGGTGCGTCACGGTTCATGACCCTCCTGTGCATATGCTGGTCAGCCTTGTCAAAGTGAGTCTGCGAGGGGAAGAACGGCGGTGAGAAGCGCCCAATGAAGAGCCCCTTCTTGATTCTCGGGGCCGTGCCAGTCGGGCACATTGGACAAGTGGAGTCGTACTTGCAGGTCACCGCAGCCAGCTCAGGCGTCGCGATTCTGTCAGCATCGCTGGCCGCACGGATGATTGCCTCGCCACTGAGCGGCTGGCCGCTTGGTTTGAGATAGCCGTCTTGGTTGGTGAGCGACTTGATGACTTCCTCTGCCTTCTGGGACTTGAGCTGCGTGCTAGTTGCCCTGACAAACGACTCAGCGGTTTGTCCACTGATGCTCACGCCAATGGCGTTAGAGAGAACGCTCAAGTGGTCGCTGACTCGCTTCCTGATTTCGTGCAGCTCTTCGCGGCTTGCCTTTCGCTCCTTCTTCTTCTCTTCCTTGGCCAGCTCTGCGGCGACCATCAGTGCGGATTTGCACTGGCGACACCACGAAGCCGAACTCATACCGTGCGGGCACTTCATGACTCTCCTTCCGGCTTGACACCAAGGGACCTCAAGGCCCCAGCTTCACGAAGCTTCACTAGCACTCCCTTCAATAGACCGGACTTGGCCCACTCCTTTCCGCCAGTGACGATGCGGGAATGGGTGCGTTCGATGAGGTCATCCATTGACTCGTATGGTGCGGACCCCCAAACCTCTTCTGCTGCGTTCATGCCAACCCCGTCAATGGACACGAGGCCACGGCGGATTGCATTGCGCTGGCGGTCGATGGTCCACGTCATCCCAGAGATGTTCACGTCAGGTGGCAGCAGTCGAACTCCTGACCTACGGGCTTCCTTGGCGTAGAGGATTTCCTTCTTCGTGCCCGCAGTGGTGGCCAGCAGCGCAGTGTGGAACTCCAGCGGGAAGTTGACCTTGAGCCAAGCAAGCCTGTACCCGAGCAAGGAGTAGGCAACGGCGTGGGCACGGTTGAACCCGTAGCGAGAGAAGCCTTCTACCAAGTCCCATGCATGGTCTGTCTGATCCTCGTCCAACCCAGCTTCGGCGCAGGACGTGACGAACTTGGAGTAGGCGGCGTCGAAGTAGGTAGAGGAATCAGCACCGCCGTGCTTGCCTTTGATCGCCTTGAGAACGCTATTGACTTCTGCGGCTGGCATACCAAGGTCGCGCATAATGTCCAGCACCTGCTCCTGAAACGCAGGAACGCCAAGCGTTGGCTTGAGGTGCTTGTCGAACACTGGATGGAACGTCGGCACTGGCTCCAGCTTCTTGCGCCGCTTGAGATACGACTCCGTGTATCCGGCGTCACGGGCCGCTGGGCGGTAGAGAGCGTTGACCAGTACCAAGTCCTCAATCCGCCTCACGCCAAGCTGGCGGCAGCCTTGCGCCGCAGCCTTGCCCTCCATCTGGAACACGCCGTTGTCAGGAATGCCCTTGCGGAGAAAGGTGAACACCTTGGCGTCGTTGAGAGGCATACGTTCGATGACTTCATCAGGGTTCATGTTCTCCCGATCAGCAACAAGCTGCGTCGCCATCCGCAGCGTTGTGAGAGAGCGCAGCCCGAGCAAGTCAATCTTGACGAACCCTGCGTCCTCCACGTCGTCCATCGTCATTTGAGTCACGGTCGTGTCTGACGACGGGATCAGCATGGTCGGAATCCAGTCGCCCACCTTGAGAGTCGGGGCAGACATAACGAACCCGGCAGCGTGGGCAGAAGGCGACTTTAGGAGGTTCATCTCCGCAAGCTCGTCCAGCTCACGAAGCTCCTCCGGGTGCCTGCTCTTCATGTCCCACAAGTTGCGGACACCCCCGTACTCACGCTGGAAGGTTTCGTGATCCAGAGCGCGACGCCTGCTGCTGATCCACGACACGAAGATTGACCCGCCGCCCTCTTCGTTCGCAGACATGGCGTGGTAGGTGCCGATCTGCACCACGTCGTGCTTGGCCTTGAGGTAGTCGATGACTTCGTGACGCCTTGTGTCCTCAACGTCAAGGTCAATGTCCGGTGGCCTCTCACGGTCGATCGTTAGGAACCTGTCGAACGAAAGCCTCCATGCAATCGGGTCAACGTCAGTGATCCCCATGAGCCAGCAGACGAGTGACCCGTTCGCACTCCCGCGGGCGTTGATGCTGATTCCCTGATCCCGTGACCACTGGCAATAGTCGGCCACGAGGTGGAAGTACGGTGCGAACGAGAGCTGCTGGATCACGTCAAGCTCATACTCCAGCCGCTTGACGTACTTCGGCGTAGAGGCAAGGTTCGCATCCTTGAGCGCACGGTCGCACTCCTTCGCCAGTGCGGCTTGCGGGTCCGCCTTGCCAAGCTGCGGAACGTGGAACGAGTAGTTGTCCAGCGTCGGGATGGACAGAGTGTGCTTGCTCATCAGGTCGTCGTAAGCCGGGAGCGCCGCCTCCCACACTGCATCACTGACGTGCGACCTAACCCAGCTTGCCGTGGACAAGTGATAAGAGTCGCCGGGGAAACCAACATCGCCGGGGTCCGCACCTCCATAGGCGAGCATCTTCATACGGTCGTGCAGCTTGCCTTCGCTCTTGTCGCAGTAGTGGCAGTCCTGCGTCAGAATCACGGGAGAGGACGAAGCTTCGGCAACGTCCATCAACCAGCCGAGCGCCTCGTCATCGTCGGGGCCTTCCTTCTGCTGGGTGTTGTGGTGCTGCAACTCAACGTAGGTCGCCGGGAAGATGGCACGAAGCTGGTCAACGGCTCTCTTGCCTTCTGACTGGTCGCCGTAGTGCTGCATGAGCCACCCGAAGAAGCACCCGGTCAGACAGGCGACTCCAGCGGCACCCTTGGGATCAGCACCCGCCGCTTGGATCAGGTCCAGAATCCCGAGTCGTGGCTTGAAGTGGTAGTGGCCACGCTGGTGCGAAAGCGAGGAGAGCCTGACCAAGAACTTGTAGCCCTCTGTCGTGAACGACAGGAGCGTGAGGTGGTATCGCTTCGCAGTCTTGTCGTCCACGTCATCCACGACGTATGCCTCAAGGCCGGGGAACGGGAGCATGTCCAGACTGCGGCACTCCTTGTAGAGCTGGAACGAACCTGACATGACTCCGTGGTCGGTCAGGCCCATTGCCGGGTGCGAGTAACGATGCGCCTTGTGAACTAGATCAGCAACCGGGGTCATGGCGTCCAGAACCGAGTAGTGGCTATGGACGTGGGTATGAAAGAACGTCACGCCTTCTCCTAAACGAAGGAACCGCCCCCACCACGCTTCACGTCAAAGTGCCCGGGGAGAGGAAGGGAAGGGTGGGCACCCTGAGTGAAGGTGGTGGGGGCGGCGAACTGGTTACCTAGGTAATAGACCGGAGCCGATGCAACCTTTCCGCCCTACGGCGGCAGGAAGTACGGCGAGTCCATGCCGTGGTTTGGGTTGTGCTTGAGCCTCTCTGCGTCACGCCGCTTGGCTTGGGCGACACGGATGAGTGTTTCCTGCCTGACCGGGATGCCTACAGATTCCAGCGACCACCGAGTGACGTGCTGGGGGCAGCGCATCTGGAGTGGGCGCTGCGTCGGATCAGCACGCTGGTAGCCACGGGACCTGACACGGTAGCCAACAAGCCAGTCAGCCGACTCCGGGTCGTGCGGGTAGCTCACCCTCTTGCAGATGCCGCAGACGAACGCTGGGCGTAGAGAACGGGCTTCTGGCAGTCCAGCAGGAGGGTCCGGCGTCAGGCCATCGCCAAAGGGATTGCCTCAACCTTCTTGGCAGAAGCACCTGCCGAAGCGATGTAGACAATCTCACGGTCCTCGTTGCGAAGGCGACGTAGTTCGACACCGCAGTCTGCGAGGTGCTTCTTCACGATGCCCAGCGTTCGGTTGCCAGCGCCAGTCTCTTCGTAAACGTCAGCCCAAAGGACTGGCTCGCCTGACAAGAGGCTTTGGGCAACTGCCCAGTGCTTCGGGTAGATCCTCTGGTCGTAGGGGTTCAGTTCAGTGAGGTCACCCTTGTATGGCTTCTTTGCAGTCATCTTGACTCCTTCTGATCGACGGGGCTGGGCGAGGGAAGCAACCAACAACCTCCCCCGCCCAGCGAACTTGTGTCAGTCGGCGGCTTCCAAGATGGCCTCCACCAGATCGGCCTTCTTCACGCCGTCAGTGTCAACGTCGAAGTCCTCTGCGATGGAGCGCAGCTCACGGATGGACATGGCGTTGAGGGTGTCCTCATCGAACGATTCCTCGTCGTCCTCTTCCTCATCCTCTTCGTCCTCATCCTCGTCCTGAGCAGCGAGGATGGCGTCGATCAGCGCAGACTTGGATCGGGGGATCGTTTCCAGTTCCCACTCTTCTGCCAGATCGCGCAGGTCGGCTGCGGACATGGCAGTGAGTTCGGACTTGGTGTACGGCTCGTCCTCGTCCTCGTCCTCGTCCTCGTCCTCTTCGGAGTCGTCGTCCTCGTCCTCTTCGGAGTCGAACTCTTCCTCCTCGTCCAACTCCTCGTCCTCGTCCTCGTCGGAGGAAACCGGAACCTTGTCGAAGCCAACGCCGTCGTCAGCGTCGTCCTTGAGGGGGTTCAGCGCGTTCTCACGAATCTTGATGAGGAACTCATCCAGTTCGATTCGCTCGTATGCCGAGAGCTTGCGTGACGACTTGGCGTCAGGGATGACGGTGTACGAGGTGTCCAGACCTTCGCCCGAGCGCAGCAGTTCGTAGTCCCGGTCCATGAGGGAGTCGAACTTGTCGAACAACACCATGAGGTCCGTGCTCAACGTCTTGGGAATGTCCAGAGGCACCACCCGGTCCTGATCCACGTCCAGCGCATTCGCCACGAACCTGAACTGGACACGAGCGCCGTCGGGGGCCTTCTCGCCTTCCAGCATCGGAACGTAGGAGGACGCCTCGTCGCTCCAGTACCGCATGTACCCGAACCAGTCCTCCGGCTCCGTGAGGAACCGAACGGTGATTCCGTCGGAGGGGATGTTCTTGATCCACTGCGCTCCTGCGGTTGACCGCTTGGCGGCATCCTTGACCGCCTTGGTGGAGCCCATTCGCTTTCCTGCAATCTTCACGATTGCCTCCTGTTCTTGGCTGATGTATGGGGACTACTGACTACTGATAGACGGTTCTATCACACTCCTTTCCGCTAGATCACCACGCCGACCTCCATTCATGGATGATGCCGTAGTACCGGCGAAGCGACAGGTTGAGCATCGACCGCACCTCTGACGGCTTGTAGCCCGCTGCCAGCATGGCCCACACCCGGCGCTGCACCACTCCAGCAACGAAGCTGGGCGGCGTAGAGTCGGACGCTTCTGGCCCTTCGATCAGTGGGTGGAACGCCTCCATCTCAAAGTTGGTCAGAACCTCATGCCCTTGGGCACGCTTCTGCGCGAAGAACGATCTGAGGTGGCGGGCCTTGTGCTGATTCCAAAGCAGGAAGTACCAAGCGTCGAACGAGTCGTTCTTGTCCTGCTCGTAGGTCTGAGCCGCTCGCCACAAGCACTCCAGCATTTCTGACCTGACTTCACTGGGAAGCAGACCGGGCAGCCTGTCTCTTTGGCAGGCCACCCTGATCCGCTTGTCCATGCGTGCGAGCGCCTCCTGAAACTCCATCACTTCTCGGAGATTCTGAGGTAGGGCTGGCGTGGTGTTTCGACCACGATCTCTTCTGCAATGTCCAGCGAGATCGCTCCTTCTGCGACAGCGTTGCGAAACGCCGTCATGTCCACTGACCTCTTGGTCACCCGGTCGAACACTTCCCGAGAGACAGCTTCTTCCAGCGCCGCCATGTCCACGGACAACGTGGAACTCTCCACGAGGGTCCCGGTGACGACTTCCCCGGCGTCCAACTCCACTGGGAACTTCGTGACGCCGTGTTCCTGCATCTTGAGCATCAGCTTGTCGTGGGCCTCTCGGTAGTCACGCTGGGCCTTGTCTGCGGTTGCCTTGAGCTGCATTGCCTTGAGCAGCAGCGACTTGAGCGACGCCTTGGTGCGTCCGTTCATGGTTGTCTCCTGTTGGTTGTTGTTGGTTGGGTTGGTTGTCGTCACGACCTGTAGAGCCGCTCTTCTTGGGCGTCTGCCCATTCCAGCTCTGAGTTGAGCCGCAGCTCGTCAGCGTCGTCACTCTCTTGGTTCTGCTCGGTGTCGAACAGAGTCAGTTGGGTGTATTCGTTGTCTGTCACTTGGCCTCCACTTCATGGCTGATACGGAAACGGTACATGGTGCGTGGTGCCTAGCGCAATCGGTGTGGCATCTCCTCGTGTCGTGCCGCCCTTGCACGGGCAGTCTGCTCGTCTGCGGCCTTGTCGATCCGACCGCACTTGTCACACTCCACCAGCCACTCAGTGACGGTAGAGATCACGGTGTCGGGGGTGCTGGAGTCGACTCCGTGACGCTCTGCCTTACGGACAATCAGCCCCCTCACTCGCGTTCGGTGGCTCATCGGTCCAGCACCTCCTCTGCCGCGTCTGCCGCAGCGGTCGCGTAATCGGCCAGTGCCCGGAGAGCGTCCGGGGTGGCGAAGTAGAGCCGCACGTCACCGACGTTGACGACGATGGAGCCGTTGCTGGCGATGGTGCGGGCCGTGTCGGTCGGCTCGGTGCGGAGCAGCCCCTCGGCGTGGGCGCCGATATCCCACGCCTGAATGTCGTGGACGCTGGCGTGGACGCTCTCCCCTGCCATGTACGTCCGGTCCAGTCGTGGCGAGGTGCTCACGTCCTCATTGAGCGCGTTGGCGTTGATTCTCATGGTCAGTCGTCCCGCAGATCCTCATCCCACTCCCAGTCGTGGTCGCACTTCTCGCAGAGGAACGACCAGACGATCTTGTGGGGGCGGCGGCTGCTGTAGAAGCCGAGCACGTCGGGGACGACCGGCTCGGTGTGCCCGCATTCGGGGCACGTCACGTCGGAGTGCTCCCGGTAGACATCCTCGTCTGTATCTGGATCAAACACTTTCTTCTCCTTGTTGGGTTGGCCAGAAGTAACCGTCGGTATTGGGGTCCCAGCTACCTCTGTATTGGCGGTAATGCTCGGGGTCCTTGGCGTAGAGCATGAAGCGATGGGACTGGTGGAGGCGTGTGTCGCCAAGCCACCGCGGCCATTCGCCGCTCTTCTTGCTGGAGAACTCGCCAGCCATCGCTGCGATCTTCTCCCGGCAGGTATCGGCGTATCCACGACTGATCCACTCATCGCACACGGCGATTCCGTAGTTGACCAGCAGTAGCTCGCTGCCCTCCCACATTCGGACTGCTGGGTGTTTGCTCCAACCGCCAGACTGTCTGGCAAGTGCTTGGAGTATCTGGAGGGTTTCGACACGCTGCTTCCCCAGCCTCTGGCGATCTAGGTCGGCAGCGGAGTCCCTGAAACTCATCCACGGAAGGAACGTCTGCATCAGTCCTCCTCTTGCTTCTTCTGCTTGTACTCATCCATTGAGCGGACCATTTCTGCGTACCAAACGGCAAGGTCCGCTCGCTCACGGGAGTTGTCTGGCGCCCGATAGGCACGGGCGATTCGCTCTTCTTTCTCCCGCACTTGCTGGGCAAGGCGGTTGCGTCGCTCTTCGATCCGCAGTTCCAGCTCAACGCGGGCTTCTTCCTCCTTCTCAAGGAACCTGACGACCAGCATGGACACGACTAGCCATCCGAGAATGATGTAGGGAACCGGGGTTGTGAGCCATTCTTCGACAGTCATTTAGAGTCCTTTCACCTGAGTTGGTTGGTCATGAACGAGAACAAGCGAGACATGGCAAGCCTCGCAAGGTCGTCGGACTGGTACATCGACTTGTTCTTGGAGATCAGCCAGATGTAGGTCCGGTCCTTCTTGGGTGTCTCTGCAACCCACTGGTAGGCGTAGAGTCGGGCGGAATGACGCTTACGAGTCATCGTTCGTCCTTAGTGGCGTGTCGCTGACAGTGAGTCGTGCATCGCTGGCCCATTCCAGCTCAGAGCCTTCTCCGTCCGGGTCCCAGTAGGGCATCAGAGGCTGCTTGCCTTCGGCCAGCTCTTCGTCGGACGGGCTGGACTCCAGCGACGGGAACGCCAGCACCGTATGTTCGCCATCCAACTCTGCGTAGTAGGCGAGCGAAGGCGCTCCGATGAGGTGGATCAGCTCACCGTCGTACCCTTCCCGGCCCCACTCTGCCTTGGACACGATCCACCAGTAGCGGTAGTCGGGCAGCAGCGAGGGTCGCTCACTGTCGTCGTCGCCGTCGTCGTCGGACTCCAGCCAAGCGAACCGGGTGGCGATCACTTCGATCAGCTCTTCCAGTCGTTCGTCGTACTCTCCGTCGTCAACCGCTTCGATGAATCGGTCGATGAGAGGCTTCATTCTTTTCTTCGCCACTTGCACTCCTTTGGTTGGTTGGTAGGCGTAGAGAACAGCGGTGCCCCGGCAGCGGATAGCTACCGAGGCACCGCACGGTCACCCTTCGATCACCTTTCGCTGGGCAGCGAGGACAATCTTGCGGACGATCGCCACCATCTCCAGAGAGTTCTGAATGTCGCTGGAAATGGCGCACGAGTGATCGCCGTGCTTGAGGACGGCATTAGACAAGCCGAAGAGGGCGGTGATGACGCCAGCGTCGTTCATCTGCTTGACCACCACGTCAGTCTCTGCATCGAACGAACCGTCAGTGAGGAGAACGAACACCTGCACCTTGTTGGCGTTGGGGCGAGAGAAGAAGTCCCGTGCCGCAACGGCGCCAATGAAGGGGTCGGTGTTCTGCGAGTCATAGGACCACACTGGTTCCGACCCCGCCTTCTCGTAGGAGTCGTAGATCGTCCGGCAGACGTTGGAGAAACTGACCACCCCGCAAGGCTGCCCGATGCGATCCATCGCGTGCTTGAGTGCCCAAGCGGCAGCACAAGCCTTGTACGAATGGCCGTAGCCCATTGAGGCAGAACCGTCCACCATCACCACCATGTCGATGCCAGCCTCGTCCTCCTGCCCGTCGTCGAAGCGGCGGTAGATGTTGACGAGAGGCTTGTCCTTGATGGTTCGGCGCACGATCTCCGAAACGTCCAGTCGGCCACGAGACTCCTTCGTGAGCAGCTCTTCCTCAACCGCCGACCGAAGGCGACCCAACTCCTTGGCGACCTTGGAACTTGCCGCCTTGGCGTTAGCCCGGATTTCGCTCGCACCGTAAACCGAGTGTTCGGGGTTGGGCTTGACATTCGCTGGCCCGATGCGCTTGGAGAACGAGCGCAGCCCCGACCCGTCGTTCATGAGGTCCCGGTACGACTGGACCTCATTCTGAATCTCGGAGGACTGCATCGCAGCGTCGATGGACTCCTGAGCGGCCTTACCGAGGCTTACAGGGTCGTAGGCGTCGCTGCCACTGCCCTTGGAGTAACCGCCGTGGCCATGTTCGTTCGCCACCTCTCCGTCCTTGGAACCACCTGCATCGCCGCTGCCAGTGGAGTCGCCGCCGCATCCGCCGTCGCCTTCGCTGGAGTCGCCGTCGCCTTCGCCGTCGCCTTCGCCGTCGCCTTCGCCGTCGCTGGAGGCGGCGTCGCCGTCACTGTCGCCAGCGGAGGATGCATCGGCATCGGCATCAGCATCGGCATCATCGTCGGCGTCGCTCGGCGTAGAGGCAGCGTCGTCGCCACCAGTGGAGTCGCTGCCATCCCCATCCTGACTGGCCTGAGCGTCCCCCTCTTCCAAGGCGTCCTTGGAAGCCTCCGAGGGTGCATCACCACGGCTATCGTTGGCCATGCCGGACTGGCTCGGATCAGAGTGCCCAGTGCTTTCAGACATATTGGCGCCGCACGCGATAATGTCTGCCAACTCCTTGGCCAGCAGAATCATCTGATGATCGTCGGTAGAGAGGATGCGCTTGTCGTTCGACGGCACGAGTCGGTAGAAGGCGTCATGAATCTGCTGCACCCTGTCGGCAACCTGACCTACCGAGGCCATGCCCATGTTCCTTGCCCAGCCGACGAATGAGGCCCGCGAGGCGTCCCTCACTGCGCTGCTGAGGTAGCGCCTTCCAGCCAGCAAAGTCCAAGAGGTTTGGTGGGCCCTTGCGTTCCCGCTGACAACCCAGCGGTTGACCATGATGGAGAACAGCTTGGCCATCACGGGGTACTTGGCGATGAAGAGTCGCTCAATCCTGCTGTCCTCAAGGATGTTGAACGCGGTGCTAACGCCGCAACGACGAACCTCATCCATCAACTGCGAGTCCATGCCGGGGCTGAACATGAGGTGAGCGAGTTCGTGCTTCACGACTGCCGAGAGGGTCACCAGCTCGGTGTCCACCTTGGAGTCCCTGATCGCTTTCTCCAGCCCCTCGCTAGCCTTGTCGAAGCTGATGTAGACACTCTTCATATCAGTCCATGCGATGGACGGTGCGGAGAAGCTTGAGTTGAACTGGTAGTGGTATGTCACCGGGGTGTCGTTGCCGAGGATGGATCGGACAACCTTGCCCTGCGACTGCACGAGGCTGGCCAGAACTCGCTGGCAGAATGAAGTGACCTCTGCGTGCGCCGTAGCGCGTTCTTCGACTGTAGACGGCATGCTGTTCTCCTTGTTGGTTGGTTGGGCGTAGAGGGTGGGTGCTGACCGGGGCAGAGCGAGTCATACCCCGGTCAGCGTGGCGGTCAGACCTCCGCCAGCTCTGCTTCGATCTGCGAGAGGTGCATCTCCAGCAGTTCCTTGACGGCAGCACGCTCGGAGGGCTGGAAGTAATCGACCAAGCCCTCACAGGCGAAACCGATGCCCAGCTTCTCGTTGAGTGCGACCGCCTCAAAGTGCATGAGCCGGTTGGTGCCGAGGGGTGTCTCAAAGTCCATGCCGTAGCGTCCCCGGATCGCCGCAGCGAGGGCCATGAGTCCGTCGGACCACAAGAGGTCCTTCTCCACTTCCACGTCGTAGTCGAAAGTGACCACCTCGTGGAAGCGGTTGCGCTGGGCTTCGTTGTCGTCGTAGACCCCCTCGTAGCCGGGGTTCTGCGTCGCCACGACCATGAACTTGCCAGCGAGGGCGGTCACGATGGTGGACTGGTACACCTCGCCGCAGTGCTTGCACACTGGCGGCTTGGCCGCAGCCTTGCGCTTGCCGAGGTGGTGCAGGATGACTGCCTCCTGCGCCTTGGCAATCGCTTCCACGTCGTTGTAGAGGCCGCAGGAAGCGCACCAGCCGGAACCTTCGGCCTCCTTGACTTCCAGCGACTTGCGGCGATCCAGCAGCGAGTTGAGGCGGCCCATCGCCTTCTGCGGGATGTAGTTCTTCTCGTCCAGCAGCACGAGTGCGCCGTACTGCATGGCCTGAACGAGAACACCCGGCACGAACGACTTGAGTTCGCTGCCGATGATGCCGGGGCCTCCGACGAGCTGCTCCATGTCGATGGCCTTGGTGCCGCTGATGGGCAGGAGGGGGATGCCACGGGATGCCGCCCATGCGTAGCAGAGCGACGTCTTGGCCGCACCCGTCGGGCCTTCGATCAGGAGGTTGTAGGCGGCGTTGCCGTCACCCTCCCAGACCTGATCCATGTAGTCGAAGTCGTTGACTCCACGGATGGTGCGGTGAACGTACCCGTCCAAGTAGGTGGCGGGATCGGGGATGAGGCTGGCCAGCGGGTGGACCGGCGCAGCAGCGGGCGTAGAGGCGGAACGCTTGGTGGCCTTCCGCGAGGTGGTGGTGGTCGTGGCCATACGGCCCTCCTTGTTGTTGGTTGCGTTGGTTGACTGGCGGGTGGTTGAGGTGGTCATCAAACGTCCACCACCTTGAAGAGAAGCTGGGGCGAGACACGGGCCTTGATGCCGCTGGAGTCCAGCTTGGCGGTGATGGTCGTCCGGTTGACGTTGAGGACGGTCCCCATCTCGCCGTGGTACTTGCGGCGGTTGGTGTTGCCTCGTGAGTACAGGATGGCGATGCGAGTGCCACGGCCAACGCCATCGTTGATGGCCTCGTACACCGAGCGATACGCAGGTTCGGTTGGGTTGGCCTCGCCGTCAGTGACTTCCCTGACGGAGAAGATTGGCCCGTCCTTGCTGCCACTGGTGGCGGCAGGCTTGGGTGCCTCCCAAGCATCGCTGGTGGCCCTGAGGCCGAACGCTTCGTACATGCCCTTGACGAAGAGGCCAGCGCCCGTGCCGTTGAAGTCGCTGTACTCTTCGTGCGCCTCCGGGTCGCCAGTGGCGTGGAGGATGAGGTTGCGACGGCGAACGAGCAAGGCGACGATGAACGAGTCAATGTCCAAGTCCATCTGGCCGTCGACCAACTCGTCCATGAACGTGTCGAAGTACTCTTCGCCCACTTCGTTGCGGGACTGGCCACCGTTGGAGTCGGCGTCCAGCCCAGTGATGAGCGCCGCCTTGAGGGCGTCGTCCAGCTTGGCGAAGTCGCTGTACTCCATCGGCACCTTGGCGGATTCCGTGACCGCCTTGGTCATGGCCTCCTTGGCAGCCATCCGCTCACGGTGAGCCGCACGAGGGTTCGGCTCAGTCGATTCGGGAACGTGCTGCTCGGCGGGCGTAGAGGATGCTGCCTTGCGTCGTGCGGCGGGCTTGCGAGTGCCGCTGGTGGTCGTGGTGGTGGACTTGGGGCTGGAGGTCCCAGCCTTGCGGGTTGCCTTGGGCATGTTGGTTGACTCCTTGGTTGGTTGGTTGGTCAGTCGTCGTTCTCATCATCGTCCGGTCCGAAGTGGACCCGTCCGAGCAAGTCGTCCAGTTGGCGAGAAAGGTCCCATCCGAGGTCGTAGGTCCAGCCGTCGCCAGCCTGCAAGCCTCCGATCGCTTCGACTGCGATACCTTCCACGCAAGCGAGCTGCTCCTTGAGCCGCTCGATCTCCTGATCCTTGGTGAGTTCGGTTGCCTTTGCCATGTTGGTTGTCTCCTTGGTAGTTGGTTGGTTGGTTGGTTGGTTGGTCAGAGGTCGTTGACCGAAGTGGTCATGGCGATGCGGGCCGGGACGGTGTAGCCATTGACCCGGTGAGTCCCGTAGATCGTGTAGGTCCGCAGCGGGTTGAGTTCCTTGTAGGTGCCGTCAGGCAGAGACACGAACTGAACCCCGCCACGCTGGACGACCTTGTAGCCAGAGGGCAAGAACTGGTTGATCCGCTCACGAGTCGTGACCGTGGGGTAGCCAGCCAGCGAGAACGCCACCTTGTCGTTGGCGTAGAGGACGGCGATCACGCTGCCGTGGAGAGCCACCTTCACCGTTTCGATTTCACAACTACGCTGGTTGAGGAAGGCCGTGGTGTTGTTGCCGATGACAGCCTCTTCCACGTTCTCGTCGGTCAGGACGTTGTAGAGGTCGTCGTAGGTGGTTGCGGTGAGCTTTGCCATGTTGGTTGTACTCCTTGTTGGTTGTTGGGCGTTGCGTGGGGCCGGGACAAGGGGTTGGAGGAAGGGGCGTCCCGGCCCCACGAGGTTGGCCCGCACTGGCGGGCGTAGAGGATGGTCAGTCCACGATGACCGTGTGTTCGGTCCACCGCTTGAGGCCGGTTGCCTTCGGGTTGCCTGCCACGGACTTGGCGGTGACGAGGGATGCGCCGTCCCATCCCTTGAACCTCCGCTGCATGAAGGCGACGAAGCGTTCCGGGCGGATGGAGTCTGGCGCGTCGATGAACGTCAGCCGCCATCCGCAGTCGCGAGTCCGTGACACCTTGACGACGAGTGAGTGCCGACCTCCCCAGCTCAGGAGGATGTTGTCGGTGGGGAGGGTTGCGTTGTCGATGGCGTCACCGAAGTCCCGCAGCGAACGGAACCGGAGGTGGTCTGGACACTTGGTGAGCTTGGCCATTGGTTGTTCTCCTTGTTGGTTGGTTGTTGGTTGAGGGTGCCGAAGCACCGGGTGGCGTTTGCCCCGAACTCTCAGTCGAACCGCTTATGGGATTCGCACCCCGGCGAGGTCGTCGCATGACCAAGCCGTTTGCCACGTCCGTCGCATTCTCCGCTGCGGGGCTTGTGCAAGGTCGTGCGGCGAGTTCGCTGGTGCCGTTCCATGAACGTCGAATGCGATGAGGCCGAAGAGGACCATGCCAAGCGGTGTCCGCTTGGAGAACTAACGGTGCCCGATGAGAGGGTGGGGTTAGTCCCCGCCAGTCGCTCGCAGTCCGAGGGCGGGGTGAAGGTGGTCAAGCTGTACGGTAGGAACACAACCTTGAGGGCCATTTCCAAGGCCCGCCACGCTCAGTGGAGGTTGCAGCTTGCTGGTGACTGATCTCGCCCCGTACAACCGGGATGGGTTCATCGTTGAGTACGATGCCTGCCACCGTTGCCTGACTGCCCTACTTGAGGCCCGTCCGGGCGGTCGCATCGACCGACGGGCGTAGAGGATCAGGTCGTTGACAGGAATGCCGCTGACTGAGAGGTCACCGTTAGTGGCTACCAACCTGAGGCCGGGTCAGTCATGGCCCGTGGGCCAAGTACTCCTTCCCGGTTTCGGTTGGTACCTATGGGGGAGGCCCGGACCCTGAATCAGAACCGAGGTGGGGCTTGGCTATCCACCCACCCAACCCGGAGGCCGGTCTGATTCGGGGTTCCTTCCACGACCAGCCACCGAGGCCAGCCGCCGGGATGCTGTCCCCGAGGTTTTAGCCGGGGACCCCCGGCCACCCGGGAGTCTTGGGCCGGGTGGCCACCCCACCGCGACCGCTGCGCGGCCCGTGGGGCGTCCACCAGCCTACCCTCTACTTTCACGATAGTCAAGTCTTTCGACACTCAATGGACTTTGGATACACGACACGAATGTCGTGCTTTGGGCCAGACCCCAGCACTGGCGTGGGGCATACCAGACATCTATGTCGTGTATTAGAAGTCGTCAAAGATTTCGGAACGGATCGCCGCTCTCTGGGCCTATTGTCCGGCAGCTACCCAACTGCCCACCACTCAGGAAGGATTCATGGCCAACCCGGAAAGATTCCTCATCTCAGCCGTGCTGCGTACAGGCAACATGGCTCATGTTCATTCATCAGGCGTAGAGACTGACTGGTTCCACGACTACTCGCAGGAATGGTCATGGATCGACAACTACTACAGGAGACATGGAAGGGTCCCTAGTAAGTCTCTCTACAAGTCCAAGTTCGGTGAAGCTCTCCTAGCAGTCGATGACGTGGAATACGGAGTCGAAGAGCTTTCCAAGCATCACGTTGAGAAGTCTCTGGTTTCCATCATGCTGGAAGCGAATGACTCTCTTCAGGAAGGTCTGGACCCCGCCAAGGTTCTCGGGTCAATGCACCGGGACATCATCAAGGTTCAGTCTCAGGTAGACGGCAGCGGCTCAGAGAAAGAGCTGAACGATGACTGGCAGTCGATCTACAGAGACATTCAGAACCGGGCCAAGCGTTCTCAGGACAATGGGATGCCGGGTATCCCGACGGGGTTTGAGACTCTGGACGAGATCACCGGGGGCATGGAACCCGGAGAGTTCTGGGTAGTCGCTGCTCGGCTCGGTCAGGGAAAGACGTGGACTCTCATCCGCATGGCTTGTGCTGCCCTCTTCGGCGGGTACCGGGTCCAGTACGACGCAATGGAGCAGTCACGCCTCCAGATCGCCATTCGGGTCCATGCGTTCCTCTCGTCCAAGTACGGGGAGCAAGTGTTCCGGGCCAGCGACATGCAGAAGGGGAGTGTTGACCTTCGGAAGTACCGGGCATACCTCAAGTCCATGAAGGACAAGCTGGATGGCTCTCTGTTCATCAACGACGCCAGCACTGGGCGGGTCACTCCACTGACCATTGCGTCCCAGATTGAGAGGAACAACCCCAACGTCGTGTTCGTGGACTACTTGGGACTCATGGGATCAGGCGGGTCGGCACAAAGAGAGCAGTGGCAGAACATGGCCCAGCTCTCGGCAGAACTCAAGGGCCTCGCCATGCGGTATCAGATTCCGATTGTGGCGGCATCTCAGATCAACCGCATGGGCGTCGGGGGGAAGGCACCCGGAGTTGAGCACTTGGCTGGTTCGGATGCCATCGGCCACGACGCTGATGCTGTCCTCACGATGCGGAAGGAATCGGACCACGTTATGCGACTCCGCTTGGCCAAGTACCGCCACGGTCGTGATGGAGTCGATTGGTGGACGCACTTCACGCCGAACACTGGCGGGTATGAAGAGATCACCAAGGAACGTGCCGAAGAGATCCGTGAGCAGGACATTGCCGCAAAGGAGGACTACTGATGCGGCCATTCGACCCGAACATCTACGACGACGAGGAGCAGTACCACGCTGCTCGCTGGATCGAAACCTACCTACTGGCGATCCAGACAGAGGACGAGCATCCAGACGAAACCTGCCCGCTCTGCTTGGCAGACACTCTTAGCGCCGATTGCCGCTGGTACACCCCGCAGCATGAGGGTGAGCCACTGATGCACTACGGGCCTGACACAAGGCTCTGTCCAATCGACGCCGACCTGATGCAAGCTCGGGCCAACCGTCGCCAGTTCGTGCGAAAGCACACTCTTCCTGCCGGTGGGCAGGGTAGCTAGTGGGAGGGGTCAGGTGCGGTACCGCAAGTTCGCTCAAACCTATCTGGACGTGCGGATAGACGGCGGTGATGAGTTGTACTGCACCTGCCCCTTCCACGATGACTCCCGACCCTCTATGGCGTTCAACGTCCGCAAGGGACTCTTCGTTTGCTACGGCTGCGGCGAGTCAGGAGGGATCAGCAAGCTGGTCAAGCAAGTCGGTGCGGGAAGCGTGCCGATGCCCAGTCTGAGTGAGCTTCGGGACCATACCGAACGCACTCTCGGCGGCAGACAGAGCGCGCAACCCAAGGTCTACCCAGAGGAGTGGCTGGAGCAGTTCACAGTGTTGCCTCCAAGGATCAGGGACTACCTGCGGAACGACCGGCATCTGACTCGCATCACCACCAAGCGATTCAGGATCGGGTGGGATGGAGTTGCCAAGGCCATAACGATCCCGCTGCACGACTCACGAGGTCGCTTGCTCGGGGTCAACCGACGCTTCATGGACTCCAGCGTCAAGTACCGCTACCCCAAGGGCTTCCCCCGCAAGTCCACCCTCTTCTCGTATCACCGGGTTCCTATGGGGTCGCCGGTCGTGGCGGTGACAGAGGGGTGCTTCGATGCGCTGGCGTTCTGGAACATTGGAGTGCCTGCCGTGTCGGTCTACGGGTCCTCAATGTCCAGCGACCAGCGAAAGGCGCTCATGTCTCTCGTCCCGAAGGTGGTGCTGATCGCCGCTGACAACGACGACGCTGGCCACAAGCTGGCCGACCAGATAGAGGACGAGATTGGTCAGCGACTGATGACCACTGCTCGCCTCAAGTACCCGGCCAAGGTCAAGGACCCCAACTCCATGACGCCCAGCAAGCTGCGGCGTGTCGTGGATCGCTCAGTGTGAGCTACTGGCCAGCCGCAATCTTGGCGAGGCAGAGGTCCAGCATCGCCTTGGTCTGCGGACCGACCACTCCGTCGCCAGCGAGGCGAAAGAACTTCTGGAATGCCACGACCGCTGCGTGCGTCTGAGGGCCGAACGACCCGTCAGCCTGCAAGGCAGCCCCGGAGACATGGTTCAGGGCCTTCTGGACCGTTTCTACGGCCTTCCCACGGGAGCCGAGCTTGACGGTCCCAACGGCCCGCAGATCGTTCCTGAGGGCGGCTGCGACGAACCTACGGAGTGCAGCCCAGTCCACGTTGGCAGGAGGCGGCGTCCACGGAGAAGCCGGGTCGGGGGCGTAGAGGGGACGCCCGAACATGGCGATGGTGCCTCTGCTGCGGATTCGCCGGTAGCAGCCACCGCCATTCGACTGGGAGCCGAAGTCGCTAGGGCTGGTGTTGCCCTCAATGGTTTGGATGCGCCCGTCAGGGAGAGGTGCTTCGACAATCCCGACGTGATCCACGTTGCTGGCGAGGAGCGAGCCGCCCCAATCGAAGAACACAACATCTCCGGGTCGCACTTCGCCGTTGCGGGGGATCGCACGACCGAGCCTCTGGTACGACTGAGCGCCACCGGGGGTCCAGACAACGCTCGGCTCGCCTCCAGTTCCACTGAAGTGAAGGCACCAGTTGACGAACGAGCCACACCAAGGCTGGAAGTTGTAGCCACTCCAAGCGCCGTACTTCGTCTGGTTGTTGCGAGGGCCTTCGACGTATCCGACCTGCTGCCGAGCGAGGTCCAGCATTCCAGCGGCGGTGCCCATCAGTCGTCCTTCTCGTCGGCTAGCTGCTTCAGGTAGGTCACGTCGCTCTCAAGGTTCTGGATGCGAACGTGCATCGGCATGGTGCTGCCGTTCGGTCCGAGATGGTAGCGGACCAGTGCGTCAGCCTGCTGCGACGCCTCACGGTACTGACGCTGGAACCATCGCCCGAGGATGCCCGTCGTCTTTTCTCCAAGCACGAGGATTGCGGTGACGCCAGAAACCGCCGCAATAACGGTCGCGAATACCTCAAAGAACTGGTTGTCGGCGATCACGAGTGTGAACTTTACCCGTGCGGGTGGCGATATTGGGAGCCGGTCTAGGTAAACCTTGGCCCAGTAGCCCAGCCAGCAAGGCTCACGCGCGTGCCTGCCTTGACCGGGTAGACCCCGTGAGGGTGGAACGCCGGGAAGATGAGTACGTCCCCCGGCATGACACGAGGTAGGTCAACGTCCAGCAGGAACGTAGAGCCTCCGTCTTTCGCCATCGTGATGGGCATGACGAATGCGACCTTGGAGCGGTCGTGGGCGCAGTGGTCGCTATGGGCGACGAAGCTGGAGTTCGTCGGGTAGACGTTCAGGCGTAGAGGCTGGTTCCAGCCGGTCAGCTTGAAGCCCCAGAGCGCAGTGTTCGCCTTCCGCACTAGCCTTTCGGCCTTGGTGTAGAGCCACTTGTAGTCGCTCATGGGCAGGTCGATGTACCGAGGTACGGCACCTTCTCTGCCGTCACGGACATCTCCGTATCGGTCGTATGCCGTGTAGTAGTCGTTCAGGTTCAGGAGGTGCTGCCCCCGCTCCAAGGCGAACTCTCTGTACCTGTCTGCACGGTAGGACCGGATTGGCCACGGAGTTCTGCGCGTCATGCGAGCTTCTCGCACCTTTGCGCTGCTATCTCGCAATACTTCTCGCCAACTTCGACACCCACAGCTCGTCGGCCTTCTAGCACTGCCGCAACAAGAGTCGTGCCAGAACCCATGAACGGGTCGTAGATCAACTCCCCAAACTGCGACGATGCTTCGATCATTACTCTCATCAGCCCGACGGGCTTCTCGTTCGGATGCGTGAACGACCCTCTTCCGTTGTTCTGCTTCGGGAAGCGCAGCACCGTAGAGCGTCGAAGTCGGGCTAGGCCGCTGCCTGTGTTTTTGTGCGATTTGTAAGGAGAGAACATCCCGAACGTGATGCGCTCGTGTCCCGGTGACCAAGGGTAATCACTCCTACCACCAGCAGCCATGCGCTCCTTGTCCCACATGAGTTCGACTGTCGGGCAGACAGTGTGCTCCGAAACAACGTCCGGCCCGAATACATAGAAGTGGCGGTGAACTTTGAGTGAGCGAAGGCAGTGTTTGATAGCTTCAGACACCCACTCGCCATCCTTGTCTCCAGCGATCATGTCGTGCCTGCCTCTTGACTTGTAGGCGATCCCGTATGGGGGGTCAGTCACCAGCAGGTCAGCCCACCTTCCAGAGTCGTGTGTCACGCTTCGACAGTCTCCGTGATAGATCGTCACGTTGTCGTCTTGGTAGTACGGAGTAGTCATGCGATCTGCCACTGCGATCCGCCGTCCTTGAGAGCGGAGTGGATGCGTACAGGGTCCAGCACTGCCCTCCTGCGGACGGACCACGCCAGCGCCCCAGCCACGAACGAGTCGGGGGCGTGGCCACTGGACGTGAAGAGGTCGCTGGACCGGACGTACTTGTGTTCGTTGTAGGCGAACGTGATGCGTGGGCACTTGATCGACTCATGCTCAATCGCTGCGATGTATTCGATAAACGCAGACTCTCGCTCACGCCCGACGAGAACGAACGGCTTGACCTGAGTGCGTGGAATCTCCAGCAAGTCGTTGACGACAGAACCCAAGCCGGTGGAGTCGTGGACGACGATGCCGCCGTACTTGTTCCAGCGCCGGTTGACGAGGTGGACCATGTAGCTCCACGTCTTGCGCTGGATTCGCATGAAGGCGACCTCCTGCCAGACCGGGCCGTCGGCACGGAACGTGCGGATGACCGTCCAGTCGTTCTCCTTCGCCCAGTCCACGCCAGTGACGTATGGGACGCCCTCCACCGGCTCTTCTGCGATGACTTCGTACTCAGGCTCGCCGTCGTACTCACCGAGCGCAGGATCGAAACAGAGGTCCACGAACTCGGTCACGATGGCACGACCCTCAAACGACGGTTCCTGAAGGTCGTACTCGGTGTCCCACATCTGCTTGGAGACTTCAGCCTGCTTGCGAAGGACCATCGACTCCTTCAGCCATCCGGGGTTGTCAGCGGTGCCCATCGACTCCCGCCAGCACCATTCGTAGATCGGCCAGCCCTTCTCCCCGGCACGGTTCATCATCGTGGTCATCGTGCCGTCCGGGTACTGGTGCGTTGAGGACATGACCGTCTGCGATTCGATTCCGCGCGCCTCCTGCGGCTGCCCCTGCGCGGCTTCCAGAATATCAAGGTCCATCTCGTCAATCTCGTCCAGTCGAAGGCGCTGCGGGTGCGGGCCTCGGACTGACTTCTGCGATGCCATTAGTGCGATGATCCACGCACGGTTCTTGAGGCGTGTCTTGAACGTGGTCGGATCAGACTCCAGCAGGCCCGTCGGGGCGAGCGGCGAGTACCAGACCTCCTGCGTCACTTCGTGGACGCGCTGCGACTGAGCCGCCGAGCCGCCCAGCACGGTCACCTGAGCGGACAGTAGGACCGCCTCTGCCCAGACAAGGGTGCCGAGCAGCGTGGACTTGCCTCCGAAGCCGCGTGACGCCTTCCAGATGGACACGGGGTGCCGACTGAAGAAGGCGTCGGAGAATGCGTCGAACGGTGCGACGTGGTTCCGGCAGACCTTCTCTCGTGGAATGTCGAACCCGCACAAGGTCAGGATTGCCTCGTGCAGTTCGTCGTCGTCCTGCGGTGGGCGGAGGATGAGCTGGCTCATACGAAGCTCGGACCCGCGAACCACCCCGTCAGTGAGTAGCGCGTGCCTCTCGTGATCGGCTCAACCCGGTGCGTCGTCCAGCCCGGAAGCAGAACGAGGTCGCCCTTCTTCATTCGCACGGTCCTGACCGCAGCGTCACCCTCGTTGTGGTTGGTCACGAACGAAAGCTCCCCACCGTCGTAGTCGCCTTCGCCAAGCTCAACGACTGCGATGAGCTTTGTGTGGTCGACGCCGCCAAGGTCAGTGTGCAGAGGGAAGCCGTCCCCGGCCTTGTAGCGGTTGATCCGCAGCTCCTGATGCCACGAGTACAGGTTGAAGCCCCATACCGCTTCCTGAAGGTGCAGGATCGTGCCCTCCACCCGGTTGTAGACGTGCCGGTAGTCGTTCTGGTCAAGGTCGAAGAGTCCCATGTGCCGGTCGATCCCGTCGAAGGAGGAGTGCGGCACGAAGCGCGTCCCCTTCTCTGGCAGTTCTTCGGCAAGGTCGCAGAACGCATAGGGGACGTGCAGGTACGGAACGACCGAACTCCCCGTTGGGCGAAGGATTGGGTACTCCATAACCGAACCTTAGTGGAGGCTGCACCGGGTTGCCGTGGTTGAACACTGGGGGGATTCGGAGACAACCCGGTGCCTGCCTCCCCATCAGCCGTGAAGGGTACCCAGATCATCCCAGAAAGGAAACGCAGCCTCCAACCACGGGTGTTCTCCCAGAATCCCGCCACCAAATAAATCAGAGACAGCGTTCCGCAGCCTCTAAACGTGGATCGTGCTGCGTGTCCCCCAGAAATAAATCAGAGCTTGGGTCGCAGAATCGCATTCTGTTTGGGCGTGTAGCAGCCTCCGGCCCCCCGTCGGACCCCCCTCGCTGGCAATCGCCCGTGTCCACCCCTCGTCACGTCCCCGGGGCGTA